GGCGGAATGAAGGGAGCCTTGGCTGGAGCAGGTTTAGGCGGTCTCGGTGGATTCTACAGCCCTGAGATGTACAAATGGATCAATAAACTTATAGCAGGTAAGACTAAAGCCCCAGACGCTAATCAGCAGTATGGAGCTTTTAATCCCCGTCAGAGACCTCTGGATATGCTACCTAACAGACAATATAAAGATGAACCTTCATATCAAAATAGATTCAGAGCAAGTACAGATGGGCCTATAGATTTTGATATAGGAGAGGCTAACTTTAAACCTAATCCATGGGAATTGAAGAAGTACTAAAAATAACAGGAGATTAATATGTCAGGAGATTTTGTACAGACTAACAGGAGCGGTGTGTTCAAAGAGCAGTCCAGTACCCCTGGAAAATATGAATCAGGGGATATGGGACGTACAGTACTTCCGGAAACATCAGGCCTCGGAGGATTTGGAGGCCCGGGAGAATATATGAAGTATCCCGAAGTAACAGTACAGAAATTTAATATGGATAAGGACGGAGTCGAGAAGACAGGAGAAGACACTGTTCCAGAGGTTAATTTTTTATCTCCTCCGCCGGATAGCTCTACTGCTCCTGATAGAGGTGTCCACGAGGCGGAGGAGATTCTTTCTCCAACAGAGGCTGTTGTAGAAGAGCCTGTCACTAAGAAGAGAAAGAGAACGTCTAAGAAGAAAGATATACCGGTAGAGAAGTATGTTCCTGTAACGATGGTGACATTCTCGGGAGATTTCGGAGAAACGACAGTGCCGTACGAGAAAGTATTCTTTTCCGGAATAACACTTGTTCTGATAGCGGAAACAGATGGATCGGTTATGCTATACAGCCCGCCGCGGAACGATGTAGGTTTTGATGTCGAGTTCGACAATAATACAGTAAGAGCGTATTCGGTTGGAATATCTTTTATGTTCCCGGATACAACTAAGAAAGTAACAGTTTTACTTGTGGATGGAAAAAATGATAGCTAAAGAGAACGATGAACGCAGAGTATGTCTGCATTGTAGTAATACCGTCGCAGACGGGACAGACTACTGTTCCCTCTGTAAGGAACTTTTATCTTATAACAAGAGAGAGATGAAGACTGCCTCCGAAGCTGTTGAACTGCCGGATACTTTAAGATCCTGTATAGACACAGCCGCATCTATCATCAAAGAGGGACTATAATGGCTAACTATTCACAATCCAATCCTTTCAGTCTTACACAGGATATTATCGGACAGAAAGACTTCGGCAGTCCTTTCGCTACATATGCCAGAGCTCATTACCCGAGGAATCTAAAAGAAGTATTCAACTGGGCGGAATATCTATGGCTCCATCAGGGAGTATATTCCAAAGCCATCCAGCGGGCTGTTCGCTACTTCATTACAAAAGTAGAGATAACAGGTACTTCCGATTTTAATATCAAGAAGAAGTATGCGGAGTTCCTTACAGACAATCTACACATTCTGGATGTCATGTCCCTTATGGGGGACGATCTCATGGCATACGGTAATTCATTCACTTCTGTATACAGACCTTTCAATCGTAATCTTATATGTAAAAACTGTAAGACAATGCATCCTATAGAGCAGGTAAAGTACGAGTGGGCTGATTTCGGCTTCGAAGGCCCCTGCCCTAAGTGTAATAAGAAGGGTAAGTTCCTTGTCAAGGATATACCTAACGAACAGGACGACCTCAGAATAACCCGCTGGAACCCACGATCAATAGAGTTGGAGTACCACGATATCAGCGGAGAGACCAGATATTACTACGAACCGCAGAGTAAGGTCAGAGGATACATTACAAGCGGTAATAAGATGTATCTGGAACATACTCCATGGGAGATACTGGATGCTATCGCTAAAGACGAAAAGTTTATGTTCAAGAAGGGCGAGATCTATCATATCAAATGCGAGGCCGCAGCTTCTCTTACTACAAAGATGAACGGCTGGGGACTTCCTCCGTTCCTTTCCAATTTCGAACAGGTCATCCATCTGCAGATGCTTACTAAGTACAACGAAGCCATCGCCATGGATATGATCGTTCCTTTTAGATTTATTTCTCCGGGTACCCGTAAAGGCAGTGGCCCGGGTAACGACCCTTTATTGACTATCGACAGCGGACGCTTCATGCGTTCTGTCGAAGGGATGATAAAACAGCATCGCAAGGATCCTACAGCTATACACTCGATCCCATACCCTGTGGAATATCAGGCTCTGGGTGGAGAGGCTAAGAATCTGGCACCTACAGAACTTCTTCAGCTTGCTCTGGACGAACTTCTTAATTCAATGGGGATACCTCAGGAATTCTATTCAGGTAACCTTGTACAGGGAGGACCTCCAATAGGTCTCAGAATGTTCGAAAGAACTTGGATACATTTTATCTCGCAGATGAATAACTGGCTGGACTGGATGATGGGACAATGCAGTAAACATCTGATGTGGGAGGATCTTGGAGCAGAACTTACCAGAACATCAGTATTGGAAGATGATCTTGTCAGACAGACCAAACTAAATTTACTGGGTGCTAACAAAGTATCCAATCAGACAGCCCTCAGTGCTTTCAATATCGATTACGAATACGAAGTCGATAAGATTCTTCTGGAACAGCAGATGTTCGACGAGAAGGCTGCAGATCTTGCCAGAAGTACAGGTAAAGATCAAGAGGGGCAGGCTATGATGGATCAGCCCGCACCTGCACCGGGTGGAATGGGTGGAATGCCTCCTCCGGGAATGCCGATGGATATGGCTTCTATGGGTGGACCGGCTCCGGGTGGGATGTCTATGCCGATGCCAGGTGAATCCCAGATGGGTGGAGCTATGCCTATGGGAGCAGGACCTACCCCTATGGGTGGACCTCAGTCTCTAGATGAAATGGCGATACAGGCAGAACAGATCGCTCAGCAAATATTAACAATGGATCCGACTACACGAAGAAGTGAGTTGGTTAATCTTAAACATTCGGACGATGCTCTCCATGCTATGGTGACATCTAAACTTAAGGAGCTTGAACAACAGGCTGCTCAGACCGGAGTCAATCTAACCAGGCAGGGACAAATCCCTCCAGGCGGAGTATAATATAATGAATAAAGAAGCTTTTCTATTAGGATACGGAGTTAAGTCGGATTATCCCGCTATGCGGAAGTCTGCTTTTATTAAAGCATATACTGCAGGTCTGCAGAAGCAGGCGGAGTCAGGAGCACAATTTTCTATGCGTCCCAGTGGTAAGGTTACAGATTACTCCGGAGGGGCATATACAAAACCAGGCAGTGTCGCCGGTTTTGCGAATAATACAGCGCAGGGATATGCAGATAACGTTGCCAATCTACCGCGTAATACTATAAATGCCGCAGGTACTGTTTTAGGAAAAGGAATGACTTCTGTTATGAGTCCAGAGGCGGCTCATAAGACTTTAAATTATATACAGCATCCTTTCGATACAGCTAAGAGTGATATAAAATCCGGAATTAAGTCTATGACTCCCAGTAAAGAAACTATACTGAAGACGATGCCTTGGGTACTTGGAGGTATAGGAGCATTAGGTTTAGGTTCCATGTTGTTCGGAGGCGGAGGAAAAGGACAGGCACAAGGACAGAATATGCCCGGAGGCGGAGGAATGTATTACGCCGGACCTACAAAAGGATATATACCTCGAGATCAACTAGGGATAGGATTACAACAGGGAACACCTCAGGAAATGAATATACGATAATGCAGAATGCACCTATAAATAAAGAAGCTGGAATAGGGGATCTTACTCTCCCCGATATCCAGGGCGCTTTTAATAAAGCTACAGTCAATCCGGCTGTACGATCTCTGCTTATGGGTACAGTTGGATATTTCGGAACTAAGTACGGATACAGATATCTGTCGGATAAATTCGCCGGAATGCATATCCGTAAAGCACATAAAGATAATCCGGGGATGCAGAATCAGGCGTGGCAGGATTATATTAAGAGGAGAGATAAGATGGAACCTTGGTTAGCAGGAATAGGCGGAGCGGTAGGAGCAGCCCTTCCATTAACACAGACAATCAAACCTTTTCAGAGATCATACAAGAAGTTTGAGGACACAGGGAGTTTATCAGATCTTTCAGCCCCTCTGTTCAACAATAAACTACCTTTAGATAGATTTCCTAAGATAAGTTCTGAAAAGTCTACCACGATTGAAAAGTCTACCATGGTAGAAAATCTTTTACAGAAGCTTGCTGATTATGGATTACCTTCACACTCTCCGTATGGAAACCCTAATGATTTTGCTCTTGGTAAAGATTTTGTATTACCTAAAGTACGGGCTATAGAATTTATAGGAGACCCTACTATTCCTAAAATGAGTTCTATGGATCTTCTACAGACACAGGCTCCTATATTAGGACCGGACCTCACAGCCCGACTGGTGGCAGGAATAGATAATGCCAGCCCCGAAGATTCAGGAATGATAAGCGGTATGGATATCGCTAAAGGATTGGCAAGGGTAGGAGTAGGCGCAGTAGCCGGATTGGGGCTGGGTAACATAATGGGAACTATCTTCTCACAACCTCCTGCGATGAAATCAAAGATGGGTAATTACGGGATGATCGGTGGGGCTATATTGAATTCAGGGCTGACAGGGCCTATATTAAATAAGTTTAAAGGGTTTTTACAATAATATAAGGATTATATACAATGGACAAGATGGCATTTTATACAGGATATATGGAAGGCATCCCTAAAGTAGCGGGATCAGCTACGGATCTTATAAAGAAAACTTTAACGAATACAGGAGCACTTGTAGCAGCTCCGGCAGGTGTCAGTTATCTGGCAGGTAGAATGCATTCTAAAGTACAGGAACCATCCTCTCAGGAAACTAAATTAATTCAGGCCCAGTATGTCAGGAAGAAACTGGAGCAGGCTATATCCGATCTGGACAAACGTAAAAAGATGGAACAGATGAAGGAGCGTCAAGGTGGAAACAACGCAACCCTCAGGATTTAAAGAGAAATACGGTCCGAATACATTTGAAGGGCTTCCTTACGAAGGGGTCATATACGATAGGAAAGAATCAGATCCCGAAGAGAAGCAGCCCGTTATGGTACAGACTGTGCATGTCAGGCAGTTTAATTTAAGTGTTCCCGATGATATGGTTGAATGGGAAGAGATTATGCAGAAGGTTGCGGACGAGGTGGCGATAATTTCGTTCGAGGAAAAAATATACGATAAAGATATAAAGTCATGGCGGATACTCCTGAGATGGATGGACCTGTCATTTACAAACCCGGAAGGTATCCAAGATGAATAAGACAGCAAGCCTAGGCGATATAGTTTCTTCTTTCGATGATATAGCTGATTATATACAACGTATCCGTAATATTAAACAGAGAGTCTCAGAGGCTAAAGTTCCTCTTAAAGAAGCTTATAAGAAGTATAAGGCTGCACAAAAGTTAGGTGTTCCCGGAAGTGCGACCGTCACGGACTATCTGAAACAGAAAGCTATTCTGGCTCAGATTCTTTCAGGGCATAAGAAAGATGTGTCATCCCTTAAAACAATAGGTGGGTTAAGTGCCGGAGCTACTGCTGTTGGAGTAGGTGGAGGGGCTGCTTACAGTGCTCTCGAGGATAAGATAAAAGGCAATAAAGAAGCTCTTAACGAAAAGAAAAAGATTGAAACAAATCTGTCCCTCAAAGAACTGCAGTCAGATATTTCATCCGACAAAGATGTTTTCGGTAAACAGGCAGGTCTCAAAGGTAATGCTGCTATTATAGGAGCTAGTCTAGCTGCGGGTTCAGGTATTATAGGGCACAAAGCTTTTCAGGATTTAAAAGAAGTCAGAGACCTGGAAAAGAAAAAAGAACTTATGGAGCAGATCAAGACTTTAAGGTCTAAATACAATCAGAAATTCAGACAGTCAATGCTCGGTGAATTTAATATAGAGCCGACTGCTTTAAAAGAGGAAGCGGATATTTTAAAGACATCCGGACTCAAGAGCATGCTGGCAACAGCCGGTAAAACTGTTCTGGATAACCCAGTACCCACCTCTCTAGCTATTCTCGGAGCCAGTGCCAGTGTACCTATGTATGCGGCAGGTAAAGAGCAGGGAGACGAAGCTTCAAAAAATATTCAGGACCTTAAGAAATACAGAGCTACACTGGAAAGAGTATCTCGTATGCATAATGCCCCTGTCAATATATCAGAGACGTCTTTCAGTCCAGAAGAAATGGTGGCTATGCAGAAACTGCGTACAACCTCTCCTGTTAAGAAATCTAAGAAAACAAAAGAGGCGGACATTATAAAGAACACAAAGGGCGGAACGGAAGCTCCTACAGTTTCTGCTGCCGTAGATGATCCAGAACTTCAGGAATTACTCGGGAGTGTTTAATGCCTATCAATCCTTCGACTCCCCCTGCTTCAACGGGGATGAAATTTATCTCGGACACCCTATCGAAAGATAAAGGTGTCCTTACGTCTTTCGACGACTACGATAACCGTAGACAGCAGATTTTTGATTATTCTATAGACGCTGTTAAACAACGCTTTCCTTTATCCAATCAGAGATATACCCTGGAGTTGGATAATCCTTCCTACAAAGATACGAAACGTTTTTCATACAAAGAGCAGAAGGAAGCTATCCTTAACAACAGGTCTCTTACAAAGAAACTGCAGGGTAACTGGACTCTCAGAGACAACGAGACAGGTAAAGTCATAGACCGTACAAGTAAACGTACTGTACTCAATGTACCTTATCTTACAGAAAGAGGGACCTTCGTCCGTAACGGAGTCGAACAATCCCTTATCAATCAGTTTAGACTTATTCCTAATGTATACAGTAAAGTAGCCGGAGACGGTACATACGAATCCCACGTCAATGTCAGACAGGGAACAGGAAACAGTTTTAAAGTATCCATGAATCCTAAGACAGCCGAGTTCTACATCAGATCCGGAGGTAGAAAGATCAAACTCTATCCGGTACTGCAGGCGCTAGGCGTTCAGGACAGTTTACTGGAAGATGCATGGGGGCCGGAAATCCTTAAGAGGAACAGAGCCGGTACTACAACTCAAGCTGTACACAGTGCTATACAGACCCTTATCCCTAAGCACATGCGTATGAATAAGACAGCCGAAGTAAAGATGATGGGTCCGGAAGCGGGAGATATAGAAACACTTAAACAATCTTTTAATGCTATGGAGCTGGACCCGGACGCTACACAGACAACATTAGGTGCTCCGCATTCCAATGTCGGTTCAGGTCTTTTCCTAGATGTTACTAAAAAGCTTTTGAACATATCCAGAGGAACAGCCAAATCAGACGATAGGGATTCTATGGAGTTCCAGAGAATGTACGGGCCCCATAACTATTTCGCCGAACGTATACTCAAAGATCCGGGTAATGTACTCAGGAATAAACTATGGAAGATTACCAATCAGGGTAACTTATCCTCTTTACAATCCGGAATGCTTAATAAACATGTGGACAGCCTGTTCAATACATCTGGGCTGAGTCAGATGCTCGAGGAGATAAATCCTCTAGACGCTTTAGATCAATCGTACAGGGTTACCAGAATGGGAGAGGGTGGAATAAGCTCTCTGGATGCAGTACCTGACGAAGCAAGAGCTGTACAGCCCACATATCGTGGGTATGTAGATATGGTGAGAAGTCCTGAATGTTACGACGACAAGACAGAAATCAAAACAAGTACGGGCTGGAAACTATTTAAAGATATCACAATGCAGGACGAACTGGCCTGCCGTATTCATGACTGTGTCTATTATAAGACTCCGGAAGGACTTCAGTCTTACGATTACGACGGGCTGATGATAGGTTGTAAAAAACAGGTTAACTTCCTTGTTACTCCTAATCATAGAATGCGTGTTAAGACTAATGGTATAGGATATGTTATGACGCTTGCCGAAGATATTCTGGGTAAAGGTTTTAATATGGAAATCGACGGAGGTATTATTTATATTCTAAAGAACGATACTTTCGAAAAAGAATATAAAGGTGTAGTGTATTGTGCTACTGTTCAGGGAGGTCTTGTATATGTAAGACGTAAAGGCAAAGCTTTCTGGTGCGGTAACTCTCTAAGGGTCGGTGTCGATATGAAGATGGCTCAGGGAACTCAGTACGGGAAAGACGGTAAAGTATATCAGAAGTTCCTGAATACAAAAACAGGTAAGCAGGAGTATGTGGATTCTGTAACAGCATCCAGATCTATTGTAGCCTTTCCGGAAAGTTTTAAATACAAAGGTAAGTTTATTCCTGCGATGGTAAAGGGAGAGGGTATAAAGTATGTTCCCCGAACATCTGTGGATTACATGATAAACAGCGGTTCCGATCTCTTCAGTACAGGAGCTAACTTGGTGCCTATGGCTTCCGGGATAAAAGCTATGCGTTTGCTAATGGGGTCGAAAATGCACAATCAGGCGCTTCCTCTTACAAACAGAGAAGCTCCTCTTGTCCGTACAAGAATCGGTACTAAGGATATATACGATTACATCAGCCCGCATATGGGTAGAATAACTTCTGAAAAAGATGGTATCGTTAAATCCATAAGCAAAGATAAGATAACTACACAGAACGACGACGGAACAACATCCTCGTACGATACCTACGATAACTTTCCTTTCAGCAGAAAAACATCCGTGCGTACAATTCCTTTTGTAAAGGGAGCACAACGTGTTAAAAAAGGACAGGCTATCGCAGGATCTAACTTTACAGACGATAAGGGTACAGCAGCTCTGGGACTTAATCTCCGGGTAGCTTACATGCCTTATAAAGGGGCTGTGCATGAAGATGCTATAGTCATATCAGAAAGTGCCGCGAAGAAACTAAACTCAGAACATATGTATGCTAATAAGCTTCGTGAAGAAAGCGGAGTGGAAGTTCTTAAAGATAAGTATACAGCAATGTTTCCGGGAACGTTTACCGCGGAACAGTTCAAGACTATCGGTAAAGAAGGTACAGTCAAACCGGGAACTCTCGTCAGACAGGGAGATCCGCTTATTCTATCTACAAAGACAAGACAGCCCGGACCCGGAACAATGGGTCGTAGGCTAACAAGAGACTCTTCTGTGAAGTGGGAGCATGAAGACCCGGGCGTTGTCACAGATGTTGTTAAGAATAAAGAGGGCTGGAAAGTCTATGTCCGAGCCAACGCTACAACTAAGCGGGGCGACAAACTGGCAAATTTCTACGGAGGTAAGGGCGTTGTCGGAGATATAATTCCCGATAACAAAATGATTCACGATAAGGACGGTAAGCCTTACGAAATTATTCTTAACCCTGTAGGTGTAATATCCAGAACGAATTCATCACAGCTCATAGAATCGTCACTGGGTAAGGTAGCTACCAAGACAGGTAAACCTTATATATTACCAAGTTTTACAGACGACCCGGACGAATCCTTTATAGATCTAGCACAGACGGAACTCAAGAAGCATGGGCTTAGCGATACAGACGATATATACGACCCTACAACAGGACGTAAGATACCTAAAGTATTTAACGGAGTTTCACACTTTTTTAAGTTACAGCATACCGCGGAAGCCAAGTCCGGAGGTAAGTCGTTCTCAGGATATACAATGGACGAACAGCCCTCTACAGGCGGTGGGAAGAGTAAGAGAATAGGTTGCTTTCCAGCAGGTCAAAAAATAAAAACTATTCATGGAGAAATACAAATAGGTAGATTAGTTGAAAAACGTTTTGCCGAGCAGGTCTGGACATTTGATGAAGATAAGGAGGAGTGGACATTTAAACCCATTACGGACTGGTTTACTTATCGAGCTAAAATAGAAGATATATTGTGTGTTGAAGTATCAGGTATTCCCTGTGAGACAGGAGACAGAAAGATAAAGTATACCTCCTGTTTATATCCTACTAAAAATCATAAGGTATATACATTTGACGGATGTGAATTACTTGCCGGTGATTTAACAGTTGATGATAAACTTATTTCATGGGGGCCTCTGGTAACAAAAGATCAGCTGGATGTATTGTATGGAGGTATGTTGGGGGATTCCTATTTTAATAGTGTTATCCAGATTATGCATTCTACAAAGCAAATAGAATACATGGATTTTAAGCAGAAGGTTCTGGCGGGGCTGATGGCTTATAGAAGTGATTGTAAGCCTAGTTTTTTAAAAAGAACAGGTAAAAGTTATGGACGTGGATTAGTAACAATGCCTACTGCTTATGTAGTTGATCAGATGAAAGCAGTTTGTTTAAAAGACGGTAAAAAACATGTAACTGAAGAATGGCTGAGCCATGTGGATGAATTAGGTATCTGTATGTGGGTATTGGATGATGGATCTATTTCCAATCGTTCTAAAGTCAAGGGAGGGGTTGCTTTACAAGGTGCAATAGCTACCCATGGATTTACTTACGAAGAAGTTGTTCTTTTACATAGATGGCTGGGTAATAAATTAAATATATCTTCTCTAAAAATATACAAAGCTTCAGGACGGGAAGAAGAGTGGTTTATTTATTTAACAGCAGAATCTTGTTGGATACTGATAGATATGTTAGCCAGAAATGTTCCTGCCTCTATTATTCCTAAAACAAAAAAGAAATTAAAAAAGCTGGTAGCTGAGAGACAACTGGTAAATCCTCCCCGTAAATTGGATATTGTTAATAGAATGGGTAAAGTTCCGGTATCTATTAAAGATATTAGACCTTATAAACATGATAAACCGGGAATAGACGAAATTAATGTTTATGATTTTACTGTTGATAAAACACATTCATATACTGCGGGAGGAGTTCTTGTTAGTAATAGCATGGAAATTGCAGCCCTTGTAAGCCACGGCGCTAAAGAGATAATGAAAGACGCCAAACTGATAAGAGGGTCTAAAAACGACGACTACTGGCGCGATCTTAAAATGGGTCGTACTCCTACGGTTCCCGACGAAAGCTTTATATACAAGAAGTTCCTTGCGATGATACAGGCTGCCGGAGTTAATATACATAAGGATAAGAACAAACTTAATATATTTGCGATGACGAATGAGAACGCCAAAGAACTTACAGGAACCAGACAGATACAGACCGCAGATACATTCGATCCCAAACAGTTCAAGCCGGTTAAAGGCGGACTGTTCGACGAAACCTTAACAGGAGGAGCGGAAGGAAACAGATTCTCGTACATCAAACTAGACGAGCCTGTTCCAAATCCAGTGATGGAAGACTTCCTGAGGAGAATACTCAATCTCAAACAGAAGGAGTATACAGATCTTCTAGCAGGACGTAAAGAGTATAAAGGAGTTAAAGGCGGGAAAGCTATGTATAAGATGCTTTCCGAAATAGATGTCGATCAGGAAACACGCAGCGCATTAAACGACGTCAAGACAGCATCAGCCTCCAGAAGAGACAACGCTGTTAAAAGACTCAGAGCTCTGCAGTCTATGAAAGAACATAAAGTCAGCCCGACCGAATTTATGCTGACCCGTGTTCCTGTACTGCCTCCTAAGTTCAGACCTATTGTTGTAACAGACGATATGAATATGTCTTCGGACTTCAATATTCTATATAGAGAACTCCTGCACAGCAGAAACGATCTAAGAGATGCCAAGACTACTCTACCCGACGAATATCTTCCTGAAGTACGGGAACGGCTGTATAACAGCTTTAAAGCTATCTCAGGGTTGGGAGACCCCGATAGCGTCGAACTACAGGAGAAGCGTGTTGGAGGGCTTTTAAAGACTATCTTTGGAAAAGGAAGTCCGAAGCACGGGATGATGCAGCGTCGTATGGTAGGAGGGGCTGTTGACCTTTCCTCGAGAGCTGTAGTAACTCCTAATCCTTCTCTCAAATTAAATCAGGTTGGATTGCCCGAGAACAGAGCATGGGAACTGTACGAGCCTTTCGTTATAAGACATATGGTGCGCGGGGGATACAAAGCGACAGAAGCCGCTAAATCTGTATCTGAAAGAAAAGGTGACGCTTTGGTCGCTCTGCGGGCTGTTATGGAGGAACGTCCTATTCTAATGAATAGAGCTCCGACAATGCACAAGTGGAGTATACTTGCGGCTAATCCTATTCTTACAAAGGGAGATACTCTACAAGTACCTCCGCATATAGTTAAAGGGTTTAACCTGGACTTCGACGGAGATACAATGACGATACATGTGCCTTCCTCTGCTAAAGCAGTTGCGGAAGCTAGAGATAAAATGATGCCGGAAAAGATTCTGTTCGGAGCAAGAGATTTTAATCTGATGTATAAACCCGATCAGGAATATGTACAGGGAGCACATCTTGCCACAAAGACTCCTCTCAAAGGAACTCCGGTTGTTTTCGAAACAGAAGCCGATGCTGTCAAAGCATACAAGACAGGTAAAATAGATATAGATACACCTGTTAAGATCAGGAAACGAGGAGTATAATGAATAAACTAGCGTACTATCAGGGATATATAGAGAAGGAAGCTTTTAACTCGGCTCCATATAGTATGGGAACTACTTTTAAAAAGCTATATGATAAGTCTAAGTTAGTTGAAGGGGGCGTAGAGGAAGCTGTTAGGTTAGGTACTGCTAATAGAGGGGTTGATTACGGAGTAAGTAAACCTACTACTAATGCAGCCTTCACAGCATACGATTTTGGAAAGCAAGTTTTTAAAGATCCTACAAAGGGCTGGAATAAAGATATATTAAAGAATATAAAACGCAACGCAGATAAAACTATGAAGGAATCTCTTAAACAGAGTACTCCCAGAAGAATGTGGGAAGGTTATTCAGACAATGCTAAACCAATAGTAGCTGCAGGAGTCACAGGGGCTCGAACATATAGTGCTCTACAGGATATAACAAAGAATTATCTGGATTATCAGAATAAGACAGGAAGAGTAATGAATACAGGAGCCCCCATTAGCAAGCAGGAAGTTATAAATGCTAATCTTACCAGACGCGAGAATACAGCCCACAAAGCCCCTATAAGCAGACAAGCTGTTGTCAACGCTAACAAAGCACGGGCTGTTAGAAGAGGTGAATAAGTAACTCCTTAATTAATCTCCTTTTATTGGCATTATATACTGTAAGTATATAACTACTAATTTAAAGGAGGTAGATGAGCACTCAAGTTGAAGGACACCATATTTTATTCGGTGCAAATAAAGCCCCTATTAAATATAAGGGTCAACTTAATAATAATGATGTAGCTTATGCGGGGACTGAGGGATATGATAGACACCGTGTATTTAAGATACGCAGTTTTAAAGGGGATAGGGGTTTACTAGAGGAACAACCGCATTCCCGAGGACTTGTCTTAAATGATTGTATGATACTCTATTTCAAAGAAGGAATAGGGTGGTGTTATAGGAATGAAGATTTTATAGTAGGTGGTTTTAAGTGGTTAAAAGGTACAAAACCAGTTAGAGTAAAAGGTATTTAAAGAGGGAGGATTATGAGATTAGTAGGGGAGTATTGGGTAGATAGTAATAACAATAGATGGATCGCAATTAAATATACGAAAGAGAACGCAATAGCTTATAGCAAGACTTTAATTAATTGCCATAATTGTGCCCACTGCAGTAGATGTACAAATTGTACGGATTGTCAGCAGTGTACGAATTGCATCGATTGTGTGAATTGCAGAGACTGCATGAATTGTTTAGATTGTGTGAATTGCACACGCTGTAAGGACTGTAATGACTGTAATGATCTAACAGAAAAACTAAGAATTAAGATATTATGTTGTCCTTTAAATAAACCTATTATATATAAAGGACAGCTCAGTAAAGGGGATATAGTGTATTTATCTAAAAAGAGCTGTATTAGATACACTGTCGATAAGTCTTTAAAAGAAGTATCTTTTGAGGGAGTTAAGAAGAAGATATGGTTTAATAAAAAGAGGGGCTGGGTATCGGTATGAAAAGAAAAGAATTATTGAAAGAAGCACCAGCATTCTACAGACCAACAGAGATAATAAAAATCTTTGTTGAGAAGTACGGGTACAATGGTTGCTCTGAGTTAGATACAAGCATTCTGGCTCAAAAGTTTTTATCTACGCGCGGTGGAGATGCGGTATGGGTGAAGATTCCAACAGAGGTGTTGGAATACGAGGAACCCACAATTTACTTAGGCAAGGATACCACAGAGCAGTAACGTTTAAAAAACACAGGGGGATAATATGAGAATTAGATTACTATAAGAACTAAAAAGGGATTAACCTCCCTTTTTTTAACTATATGATAAATAGTGGTAAAAAATAGTTTTATATTATATATTAAAAGATAAAAGGAGATCTGGAAATGATTGATTTAAAATTACTTAGACAAGTAAAAGATTTGATGAACAAAGAAGCTGCTGTCCCTATGGGTCCGGCACCTGTAGCTCCTCCGATGGACCCGGCAATGATGGGCGGAGCACCAATGGACCCCTCTATGATGGGTGGAATGCCACCCCCAATGGGCGGAGCACCTCCAATGCCGATGGACCCAGCTATGATGGGCGGAATGCCTCCTCCTATGGATCCTGCTATGATGGGCGGAGCACCTCCTATGGATCCTGCTATGATGGGTGGAATGCCCCCTCCTCCGATGGACCCAGCGATGATGGGTGGAATGCCTCCTATGGATCCTGCGATGATGGGCGCACCTCCTGTTGAAGAACCTGTAGGAACACCTCTTACCGAAGAACGTTTTTTGGAAATCCTTCCTAAAGCTATCGAAGAAATGGATAAGGAAAAATCCGGAGAGCCTACTAAAGCAGACTTAGAAGCCCGAGTGGATGAAGTTGAAAATCAGGTAATGGAAGTTATGGGGGCTGTTGGAATGGCTCCTCCTGTCGCTCCGGAAGATCTCGGAGTTGTAGAAGAAGATACAACATCTCCCCCTCTCGGAGAAGAAACCACAGAAGTTCCCGAAGAAATTCAAGATGGAATGACTCCTGAAGCATTAGAAGCAGCAGCTGAACCTCCGGAAGAAGATCCAGCAGCGATGGGTATGGGCGGAGCACAGCCCCCTATGCCTGGAATGCCTCCTCCTGGAATGCCTCCTCAAGGAATGCCTGGAATGCCTGTAATGGCTTCGAGTAGACAGCGTAAATCATCTGTTATGAAGATACAGGATCTTATTAAAAACCTCAGGAGCTAAAATGAATAAACTAGCATTTTATCAGGGATATATAGATAAGAATGCTACGGATGCATTAAAAAGTGCAATCAGTGGCAATCCTACAGAAGGTCAGACAGGGGCTGTTAATTACGGAGGAGCTATAGGATCTCCTTCCTCTACAGAAAATATACCCCGGCAGATTGCTGACACTCAGAAACAGAAGGTGGAAGCTACATCTCCTTTAACGGTAGCTAAAAATACGCTTTCTCCTACAAAAAGCAAAATGTCTACCAGTATTCCGATACCTAAAAGAAAGGGACCCTCCATGTTCCAACAGTTTAATTATGCCGGAGGTAAACCGTCAAATAAGATACAGCCCATTCCACCTAATCCGTATCCACAGCAAAATCAATACGCTTCTAATAGGTAAATAATGTCGAATGAATAAATTAGCATTTCATATAGGATATCTTGAAAAGAAAGCTATAGATATAAAAGGAGTCCGTAAAGCCTCTAAACTCCTTAGACGGTCAGGGGATTGGATTAGACGAGCTCCTTTTATAAATGAGAATACCAACCTCACAGGATTTACTAAAAAAATATTGTCTAGTAATAAAGAGCCATTGATTAGTATAGGGGCTATAACATCTCAAAATATTCCATCTGTTTTAAGAAAGAAAATGCCTAAAATGCCTAATGTTCCTCCAGGTAAGATAATATCCAGAGGAGATATCTTAAATATCCCAGCGGTGAATTTTTTTAACCCCGATGCAAAAATACCTATAAATAGAGAAATGATTAATCGCCTTTCAGTTATGCATGAGGGATTAGAACGTAAACAGGTCTTATCTAAACCCTTTCAATTATGGCATGGGCATAGAGGGCCTGAAGTAGTTATTCAGGAAAGTAATATGATAGCTTCTTTACCTAAAAAATATAAAGCTGTTAAAGATTTTTTTACTCATATGAGGAATATAGATAGCAGTCGTCCAATGTTGGAAAAGGTTCTTCCCGGATTTAAATATGGAAAAACTAGAGTCTCTAATAAGGCTGCGCTAAAAATGGGAGGGATAGTTTCTAAGAAGCTACCCGAAGAAGTAATGACAGAGAAAAGTTTAAAAAAACTACTTGGAGTATAATGCCCGATACTACAACAATAGGTAAAGTGCTTTTTAACAGAGCGCTTCCTGAGAAATACAGAGATGAAGGCAGAGAACTCGATAAGAAGTCTCTGTCTGCTCTGTTATCAAGTGTAGCTGAAGACGACCCCGATGGATATATAGATACCTTACAGAAGGTAAGCGATGTATCCCGAATGGCTGTCAATGACTATGGCAGGACCGCAAGTTTATCTCTTAACGATCTTAAACTGCCCCCTGCCATTAAACAGCTCAGAAATAAATACAGAGACGATGTTGCCAGGATAGCTAACAGCCCGACTCTAACTTCCGATCAGAAGGGCGAAAAAATAGTTAAACTGCTTGTTCCCGAAATGAAGAAAGTTCAGAATCTCCTTCTAAGATCGGGCGGAGGCAAAAACAGTTTCACAGAGCAGGTTCGTGTAGGGGCTAGAGGTAACACAGCCCAGCTCATGCAGCTAATGTTCGGAGACATGCTCGTTCTCGACCATAAAAATAAACCTGTCCCTATTCCGGGACTCCACGGGTATGGAGAGGGTGTGTCTCCGATTGAATACTGGGCCGCTTCGTATGGCTCTAGAAAAGGGTATAGCGATGTACAGTTCGCTACAGCAGACAGTGGGTATTTTGGTAAGCAGTTAACACAAGCCGCACATAGAGTAGTAGTTACAGAGAATGATTGCGGAGCACAAGAGGTCGGGCTGGAAGTAGACGGGGATGATTCGGACAATGTCGGATCTATTCTCGCTAAACCTGTTAACGGATTACCTGCAGGAACAGAAATAAATAAGGAACATCTTCCTTTACTGGAAGACCAACCTGTTTATGTGCGTTCCGCAGCTACCTGTCAGGCCGCTACAGGAATATGTTCTAAATGTTCCGGACGCAGAGAAGGGGGAGAATTCCCTGATATAGGGGATGCTGTAGGAGTTACAGCTGCCAGAGCTATCGCGGAACCTACTACACAGGCAGGACTATGTTTAGAAGAAAACACTCTTGTAAGAATGGCAGACGGATCTGTCAGGAAGATCAAGGATATACAGGTTGGAGAATCTGTTATGGGGTCTGATGTACAATGTAATACATCCCCTGTAAAAGTTCTTAACGTTTTTAACAACGGTATCAAAGAATGCTACCATACTATATTCGCAAGTCTGGATGTTAAATTCAGTGAATATCTAATAGCTACCAAGGAACATAAAGTACTAGGCTTCCCTATGGGGGACTGCGAACTTAATAAACATAAAATAATTCCTCTGCTGTCTCTGGGCACAGCTATATTTAAAAGGTCCGGAGAGAATGTACTGGGCTGGATGAGTTATTGCGAAGGACTCAGAGAAGTACAGACATACGATCTCGAAGTAGATAGCAGAGATCATCTCTTTGTATTGGCTAACGGAATGATAGTATCCAACAGCAGTAAACATAGTGGTGGGGTTGTCGGAGAAGACGATAAGAAGGTAACAGGGTTTAAAGAGATAGACCAGTTCGTACAGGTTCCTAAGAATTTTATAGGCTCCGCTACATTAGCTTCTACAGACGGTTCCATAGGAAAGATAGAAGATGCTCCACAAGGGGGCTGGTATGTACATATCAACTCCGAGGAACATTATGTACCCGGAGATAGAAAGTTAGAAGTAAAGACAGGACAGCGTATGGAAGCGGGAGATGCTTTATCTTCCGGAGTTCCTAATCCAGGAGAGGTTGTCAAATACAAAGGCATCGGAGAGGGCAGACGCTACTTCACAGAGAGGTACAATAAGATTTTAAAGGATAACGGGGCTGGTAACCATAGACGTAATATAGAAGCTATCTCCCGTGGATTTATAAACAGAGTTCGGGTAACGGATCCTAACGGATACGAAGGACATTTTATTAACGATGTTATACCCTACGACGATGTTGTCAGAGATTATAGACCCAGACCTACTTCGACGTTACAGAATCCTAAACAGTCGGTAGGAATGTATCTGGAGAAACCGGTACTGCATTATTCTATAGGCACTAAAATCACAGCTAATGTCGCAAAAAAGTTGTCTTCTGCTAAAACAGGTAATATAGTAGTACACAGGGATGTCCCTCCATTTGAACCGTTTGTATCCCGTGTCCGGGACATTGTATCAACAGATCCGGACTGGGTAACACGCCTCGGAGGATTCGATCTTAAGAAGTCTTTTTTAGATGCAGCTCAAAAAGGAGCCACATCAGAAGGGGGAGGCACATCATATATCCCGAGTGTTGTCAGTGGACAAGAACTATATAAAAATATTAAGGACAAAAGAAAATGAACAAACTAGCATACTATAAAGGGTATATGGAGAAGGAAGCTTTAGGGATTATGCCTACACGACAGGAAGAACTTGATAGGCATATGCGTAATAGGGAACTGAAGCAGAGGTCTGCATCATGGTTACGAGATTTTGTAACTGGAGGAGTAGCAGGAGGTATAGCAAAGGAAGTTCCAGAAAATGTAGATAAAAGCATACATGATTTTAAAGTGGATATAGGTAATATTTCTAAAGGAAACTTAGGATGGAGTAATTCATTGAAAAGGAGTATTCCATTAGTATTTGGAAAACATACACCTCGACCTGTTATGGAGAAAGAGGCATTTAATCCAATAACTGTCGGAGCAACAATAGGAGCTCAAACAGCTAAAGATCCTATTGGGGGAGCTAAGCAAGGTGCAAAATCAGGACAAGAAACTAGGTATGGTTCAGCTGGAGTACATCCAGATTTAGCAGCCAATCCTGAATGGCAGAAGAAGAATAGGGAAATGAAGAAGTATTTTAATAATATCATGTCAGGACCATTCGGCATAAGAAATGAGAAGGCAACTTCTGAGCAGAAAATGAGATCTTATAGACTGAAAAAACTACTTGAATTAAGTAGGTCTAATCCTCAATTGAAGATGAAGTACAAGGTAAATTTAACATAATTATATAAAAATATTAAGAAGGACAAGAAGAAATGAACAAACTAGCATACTATAAAGGGTATATGGAGAAGGAAGCAGCTCGTGGAGAACCCCTTATTAGATGGCTTAAAAGATTAGCGGAACGTGGAGCCAAAAGTGGAAGGTCCCCTAATTTATTACCTGGAAATATGGCTACAAGAGCATTAACAAATCTTGAAGCAAAAATACTTAATCGGAAGTCGGGTTTTTTAAAAGCTCTAACTCCAGAGCTTAAACACACAGCTTCACCCGGTATAGTAAAGGATTTAACAGGTATGGCTAAAGGTGTTCGTCATGAATTAAAAGCAGCACCGGCAAAAGCTCAGAAGCTTATGAATATTAAAGGTCTTAATTTACTTAATTCAATAAATAAATAAATCTAACACAACAAACAAGGATTTAAAAGATGGCTTTCGACTCTAATTTCGAACTGAAGTTCGCGCAGCTTGTGGACACACGTCTACAGGAGAAGGTCCCCTCCCTGTATCCAAACAGAGTCGGTTTTCAATTGATCGATGTCAATGACACACAGGATAAAGGTGTAGGGGTAATGGCATTCATCGTTGACGGGCAGTGGTTATATGCTCCCGCCTTTTTCATTAAAGGAGCTCTAAAAGGGCTGGAGATGCTGTATGTCAAAAATAAAGATATGTTCGTCCCTCTAAAGGACAGCTGGATTTCCTTCATACAGAAGGGGGAAATGAAACTGCTGGGTAATGGAGTGGACAAGAAAGACCTTAAACTGCAGAGACCTGACATGATAGACTTGGTAATGTCTCCGCACGAGAAGATATCCAACGAACAGAACTCTCTTATAGACAACGATACAGTTAAAAAGATGTTCACAAAGTTCGCTGAATTACAGAGCGACCTTAAGACTGAACTGCCTAAGCTGGGTAAGACAGCCTTTGTATCCTTTGTTAAATCCATGGAAAATAACGGCGAGTTCGCTAATGCCGTATTTAATTTTTATACTCCTGCTGATCTTCGTAAGATGGCCGAACAGATCGATCTGAATGCTAAGAGCATCGATAAGAAGGAAGATAAGAAAATAGATCCTGAACAGCCCGAAACAGAACTTACAGACAAGGCTGACGATGCAGAGAATCTCCTGGCTAAAGCTATTATAGAGTCTATGGAGACTACAGACACCAAGACAGAGACAACGATAGTTCTTCCTACTCCGGACGAAGAAATACCTTCCGACAACGAAGCTATTAAAGGAGTTAAAGAAAAGACTACGGATGTCCCCGAAGATGCTAAGGTAGACGGTTCTAAAAAGTCTATGAAGACAGACGAGCTTACCGTTATCACCAGCCCTTCAAGTGCCGAGGCGTCAACATTGACGGATAAGGAAAAAGAAATTTTAATGCGGGACGGTATCTTTGTAAAGGATAAACGTTCTGATACTTCAACTGTATTTAATACGGAAGTAAACACAGGCACATACAGTAATCCTACTTCAACAGGACTTTTCGAAGTTCTTCTGGCTGACGGGACAGGCATTCCAATGCTTATCATATTCCCGAACAAACAGGTTAAAAGTAGAACTTACTCGGACGACAAAAGTCCTAGTTACTGTCGGAGAAGTTCCACCGGGCTGGATTCTAAGATATGTCTGGTCGATCTTGCTCACCCCGATAAATACTACAGTGCTAAAACAAGAGATGTACTGTGTAAACCTTCAGCTAGACTTCCGGACGATCTGTACAACAAGATGAAGAATCTGCAGAAGTTCACACGTCAGAAATATATTGATGCTAAATTCAGTACATGCTTAGTCATCGATAAGAAGCACAACGCTATTATCATCGACTATCCATACAGCACCACTACCAAACACACCGGAGATACTTTAAAGATCGGAGATAGCGATGCACATATCCGATTTACAGGTAAAGACGGACGTTTGATTGTCGATAAGAATATGGTGTATGTTCCGGAAGGCGCAGCTTTCTTCGAAGGAGATACCTGTCCTTATACATTAGGGGACGTCAATACATTCATGTATCACATGCGTAAGAGTGCTAACCTTATGGATCTTAAGATCTATTCAGACCGTAACGGATACTCTATTACCTCTACTAAAGAGCAGACTTATAATCTTAATAAGAATGCTGCTCTGCTTAATCTGATATCCAATCAGGGTATTCAGGCATCTCTCGCTAAGAAGATGATTAAAGAGGCTACAGACAGAGGCGGTATTCCTGTCTCTAAACGATACTTTGTAAAACAGGCAGATCTAAACGACCTCAATGCCGGAGACCCACGGGATAATCCTTCTGCATCAAGCGAAGCTCCGAGGGAAATAGAATACGACGACATGCCAGCACAAGCTCTGGAAACAGCTGTAGGCGCTTCCAACAAGGGAGTAAAGGAAGTTATGGATACATCTATTCTGGCTTCTCTTGCAGGTACTTCGCATTCTCTGGAGTTGATGGGGACATATGTGACCGATCTTATTAAAGCGATGGACAGACTCGGTAGAATGTTATTTATGTTCTACTGGCATGAAGAAGAGTTCAGAGACCAATACGGAAATCAGGAACTGGTTGAGTTGGAAGAATCATTGAGAGAAGTTTTTGAATCCACAGGCGACTTAGTTCTTTTCCTTAAAGAAAAATCAGTAGATTTCGAATCTCTATTCAGTGGAGAACGAGGAGATCTGTCAGAAGATTTAGGAAACGTAGAATAACAGAGGGTATTTAACATGAACCCAAATAGACGTCCAGAGTGGCGTCATAATTTGGCGGGTGATTACAGGAAGCAATCAGGGGCTTTCGATTTCGATAAGGTCGAGTTCGAAGAGAACGAAGATAAGTTTATCGTAAAATATACCGAATACTTATTTTACGATGCTGCTCATAAAACGGGAGCCCGTAAGAAATACCCGTTTATACATGACGCAAGAATGATATTTTACAGGGAAGACCAGTTCAGCCCCAGATGGGTTATAGAAGCACTGGCCCTGACAGACTTATCTGATAAGGAGATAGCGGATTACGCGTACATAGAAAAACCGGAAATAGTAAACACATTCTGTAAATTATTTTTCGATGTACGTGACAAAGACACAAAAAAGGTATATATTAGAAATATATCCGGATTATGTGAATCCATTAAGAATGTAGAGCGATATGATATGGGCTGGAAGTATATAGCAGGTATCATGGGATTTGAATTTTTTGATTCAACTGTGTTTAACAGGTCTAAGATGACCCGTTCGGATAAACAGGATTATGATACAGATCGAGTCAATATGCAGGCACAGACAGCTTGGTGGACGACGTTTAAAAGATATACATTGATAGACGAGACTCCTGATAATGATTTGAAAGTTCTGCTTGAAAAACAGAATCTGGATCTTGGTTCAACAGCATCACCGTCAGCAGGACAGGTAGACGGAGGTCCTTCGGAAGATGATGCAGCTATCATAAAGGCTGTTAAAGAGGTGGAAGGGTTAGTCGTACTGGCTGATCCGGATAAAATTAAAAGTACAGAGAAAGAAGCAAGATTAACTAAAAAGAAGCGGTAGGCTCAAAATGGAAAAAATGTCTAAAAGCAATGAAAAAAGATTACTGAAATCCTTAGACAAAGCGGCTAACCTTTCAAGAGCCGGTATGGATCCGAATCTTGTATTAACAAAGGTAGCTAAAGAATTTCAGCTCACTCCTCAGGAAATATGCAGAGTGTCCGAGACATATAATAAGGCCAAGTCTGTCGCATTCCTGAAAAAAGCTTCGTCTGAAAATAGGGCTGGGGATTTTCCTCTGGCAGATTCAAAAACTATTATTCAGGGTATTTACGGAACTGTAGAGAAACAGGCATCCGACGGATCTTTCTCGATGAGAAACTATTCGACGACACGCTCGTATACAGTACTGGAGAAGACAGCTACGGAAGAAAAGAAAACTGTTCCGAGAGTAAGCTCCTGTGAAAGAGATCCCGGAAGTGTCTTTAAAGAAGCTACAGAATTTACGTATCTAAGCAGACAGATTCAGTCCGATATGTTTAATAAATACGCTTCGGAGAGGGACAACCTGGAGACGGCTATACGTAAAGTAGCCGAATACTGTCAGGTAGCTCCGGAAAAAGACCTTAAGAAAACAGCCCGACTCATCGTCAATGCACACGGAGAGCAAGGGGTTAAATTTATAAACGATGTTAACAAGCGGATGTTTAAAGAGTGTTTACCCGTCGTGGAAAAAACAGCACACGCTGCTGTCTTCCCCGCGTGCGAACCTTTTATATCTGTAGCTAACGCTTTCGAACACGGAAAGAATCTTGTAAAGACTTCCAGAGATATCGATAGCTTCGATAAGCAGGCTGACGCTGACCTCCTAAGTCTTATAGGTGCAGGTGTTCCGCAGGGAAAAGCTAAAACTAAAGCCCCCGAACAGGAAGGCTTTGTAGATCCGCAGACAGGTATGAGTCCTGTATGGGATAACTACCTTAAAGACCTACAAGCTAAGAAAACTTTATATACACTGTACAGATTCGATCCGATTATAAAATCGTATCCTTTCGAGGATGTTATCGATATGTACAACGAGGTAGCAGATACCACGCCTTCTCTGGCTAACAACAAAGCATGGATGCGTGCTTCTATGCGCAGAATGCTTACACAGGGTAAAGCAGCAGACCCGTTCGAGCTTAAAGATATGATGCAGGCAGAAACAGCCCGCACAGGCTCCCAGAAGCAGCATGTCGATATGATGTCTTCTATATATGGGGATAAGAAGTCTAAACCTGCGGAACCTCGCACAGAAGAGAATAAAACAACTAATGTGAGTATACCAGTCAGTCAACTAGCGGGCAAAAATGATAACTAAACTTATACAGCCACACAGTTTCAATATGGACGAACCCACAGCGAAGCTTATAGAGATCCATTCTAAAGGTATAGACAGTAACTGGATGTCTAAAAGGGCTGCTATGTTTGACGATATCAAAGATCAGATAAAACCTGAAAAGGGTAAGACCTGTATCCATCTAATTACTACTGGGGCTGGGGAAACATATGGAAGTAATAATAACTCTGACTTTTTTAATAAAGAAGCTAGAGAAGTTACTTTCCCGCATCCTAAAAAAGGAGCCTCTTCTAAAAGGATGCTGGCAGGAGGTCTTAAAGAGTATCATAAGACCTTTATGAAGACCGGGGCTGTATACAAACATCACAAGGATAATAAGGATAAGAATAAATCCAGCGGTTCAATTAAATTTGAAACATATAACCCTAAGATGGAACGGGGAGAACTTATTGTTGAACTGGATAATAATAAGTGGGAAAGTGAACTTAATAAACTCGCTAACGATGAATCGATTTATTTCAGTATTGGGGCTGGGGTTCCATACGATATCTGTTCGATATGTAACAACGTATCAACTACAAGAGACCAGTACTGTCATCACATGAAAAATGAAATGCTTCAAATGGACAAGAATGCCAATCAGGTATTTGTCTATAATGATAAACCCGGATTCCACGATATTAGTGGAGTGTTCCGGCCTGCGGATAAGATTGCCTTCGGACTGCGTAAAGTAGCTAACGGAGTTGTATCTTCCGCGGAACTCGCCGAAATGTCTCGCTATTCGATTCCTGTCGAATTCACGGACATCTACCTTACCGGTAAAAAATATGACAGAAGGCAGGTTCTTAAGAAACTTGCCGCTATGGAAGAAGTAATTGACGGGGTGTCCGATGACAGCCCTCTAGGAATAGCTAAGTACGCTTTTTGCGGTGGCTCCGGATTTGATGAAATATCGCCTAATGTATTATCTAAATTAGGGGCTGACACAGATCAGTCCTTGTCCGAGATGGGTAGAGCGAAGGTAGTTTTACCTTTAGAGTTATTTTTTAAGCTCGCTCTCGGAAACAAAGCAGACGAGATTGAACCTCATATTAAAGAGGCGAAGTCTAAGATGCCGAGTCTTTTTAGGGATATAGAATCAAACGACGGGCTGGACGAGTTCCTGGGGGACGGTACGTATGACGGAGCACCATGTCTTCTCCGAAACATAAAAGACGAAGTTGGCGGTTTGACCGAGTCCCATTCTCTGGCAGACGAGCCCCTTAGGAAACGCATCACAGTATCGATGATTCGTAAGGAGCCCGGGTCGGGACCGTCGGTTGAGACTATTAAGAAAGCTTCTTCGGAAGCTGTTAGTGGTCCCGCCAATTTCCTCGCTAGAGAGTACGGTAAGTACTTGCTGTCCTTTTGTAGGGATAAGGAAGAAGATGTTCAGAAATTGGCTGTTGTGCAGAAAGTTGTATAAAAAGTATCAATTTTCTACCATGGTAGACAATTTAGTTGCAATTAGGCTTTTTTTAGCTTATTGTAAAGAAAAGGTTAAATTAATTAACAGGAGTTTTTTGCCATGCAAAAAATTAGTGATGAACAGACTTTGTCCTTTATCGACAGTTTCCTCACCGAAGTAAAAGAAGAAAAGACAGCGGAAGAATCTCCGATAACTGTCACGACTTCTGATACCGGAGGTGAAGCTGCCGGAACCGTTCCAGCATCTGTCGAGGGTAGTGTAGTTAACGATCCTGACAAGACTAAGGAAGAGGAAAAGGCAAGTGAAGGTGCATTCGGAAAAGAAAAATCAGGGGATTTAGCGGGAGCTATCGCAGCTACTGATGTAGAAGAGCCGAAAGCAGAGAATAACGAAAAGGTGGATAACGAACGAGCCGCTGGGGATATTAATCAAGGCCCTGTTGAAAGTGCCAAGATCGATACACCGAGTGCTGTTGAAGCCGAGAAAATGAAAGTAGCTGAGGAAAAAGACATGACTAACGAATTAAAGAAAGCTCAGGATCTTGGCAATCTCATTTTGTCCAAATACGCTGAGAGTAAACAGGAAGCAGCTCCAGTAGCAGCTCCAGTAGCAGCTCCGGCAGTTGAAAAGACAGCCGAAGAAAAAGAAATGGACACATTGATCAAAACAGCTGCAGATCAGGCTTATCATGATTTCGTGACAAGTTACGAAGCAGGTCTTTTGAAAAGAGCTCAGGATGAACAGGATATTCAAGCCGCTCTGGGAGTTTCTCCAGAACAAGCATCAGGAATGCTTGATGAAGTAGCTGCTGAAAATCCAGAATCTGTAATGCCAGCGGAAGCTCCAGCCGAAGAAGCAATGGCAGAAGCCCCGATGGACGAAGCTCCTGTAGAAGAAGCAATGGGAGAAGCTCCAATGGAAGAAATGATTCCTGCAGAGGAAATTCCAGCTGGAATACCCGGCGAAGAAGGAATACCTGGCGAAGAAGGACTTCCTGGCGAAGAAGGAATGCCCGGCGAAGAAGGCGTAGCAGATGAAGAAGCTATTCTTGCAGCCCTAGTAGAAGCAGGAGTAACTCCTGAAGAGCTAGAAGCCGCAGCTATGGAAGTACAGGCGGATGAAAGGCATTCAGCTATTAAGGATGCTGTACGCTCCTTAAAGTAGGGGAATACAATGAGTAATGTAAATAAAGAAGTTGTAGAGTATATCGAAGCTTCTAATAACATAATCGAAGTTCAGAAACAAACAATCGAAACTCTTCAGAAAGAAGCTTCCGAGAAAAACCGGAAGCTGGAAGAGTACGAAAAAGTTATTTCTGAAAACGAAAAACAGGTTGCTCAGTCCAAAGAAGTGAAAGCTTCTGAGGACGAGCAAGGTCCCGCCATCTCCTCTTTGGGAGAAGGCAAGAAAAAGGAAATTACTACAGACGGAATGCGGAAATCTGAACAAGTACTCTGCGACCGCTTTAGTATTCCATATTAATAATAAGGAGATTGAAAAATGGCTGGAACAATCACTCCAGGTCAGATGTTTGATCATTCTTTAGCTGAACTCAGCGGTCGTTCTACGATGCATGCGTTGGATTTTTCTGCGGCTCCGGCCTCAGGAGAACTAACCTACGAAGGTAGCGTGATGACTCTGAATTCGAACGGCGAGTTTGTTGCTGGTATGGGCACGGGTGTAGCTAATACCCAATTGTACCAACATAACGCTCCTATGGCAATCTTTATGATCCAGGGAACAAACGAATTCGACGCAAACTCAGACGTAGGTAATATGTCAGGCGGAGTACAATCAGGTATTGTAGCTTCCGGTGGATACGAAATCCAATCAACTGAATTTGTTGCTGGTACTTATAACCCTAATGATTTGTTAACTTTTGCTACTGGCGATGACCGTGGCGATGTTACTATTTCTTCGGATAATTATAGCGACTGTCATGTAGTCGGTGTAGTAAGTAAGGGCACAGAAACTAATGCTGATAACAAGAGCGTACTATCTTTCTGGACTGTTTTCTGTCCGGCAATAAATAGTTCTCAAACTCCTCTTGATTACAGTTCTAGTTCTAACTCAAGTTCAAGTCAAAGTACTAAATCTAGTTCTAGTACTTCATAATAAGGAGATTGAAAAATGGCTGGAAACCTAACTCCTGGTCAGATGTTTGATCATTCTTTAATCGAGCTTAGCGGTCGTTCTACGATGCACGCTCTAGACTACTCAGCTGCTCCGGCATCTGGGGAATTGGTCTATGAAGGCAGTGTAATGACCCTGAATTCGAACGGTGAATTCGTTGCAGGTATGGGCTCAGGTGTGGCTAACACGCAGGTTTTCCAGCATAAAGCACCTCTGGCACTCTTTATGATCCAGGGGACGAACGAGTTCGATGCTAATTCAGATGTCGGGAACATGTCCGGTGGAGCACAGTCAGGTATTGTAGCTTCCGGCGGATATGAAATTCAAACAACTGAGTTCGTCGCAGGTACTTACAATCCTAACGATCTGATGACATTCGCTACCGGTGCAGACCGCGGTGATGTCACACTCGCTAAGGATAATTATACTGACTGTCATATCGTCGGTGTAGTAAGTAAAGGTACAGAAACTAATGTTGATAACAAGAGTGTAATATCTTTCTGGACTGTATTTTGTCCAGCAGTGAATAGTTCTAAAAGCCCTCTTGATAATAGTTCTAGCTCTACTTCAAGTAATAGTTCTAGCTCTAGCTCGACGATTGGTAAGAGTACAAGTTCTCAATCCAGTGATTCTAGTTCAACGATTGGTAAGAGTACAAGTTCTCAATCTAGTTCAACTGAATCTAGTTCAACAGTTAATAAAAGTACAAGTACTTCTTAAAATAGTTAAAGGAGATTAATAATGCAAGATCCAACAACAAGAATGGTTAATGAACAAATCATTAACGGTTTCTTGTCTGACGATACCGTCATTCGTAAGGAAGCACAGGAAGGCGTAGAAGATTATCTGCGCATCCGTCTTTATGAAGATGGCTTCGCCCGTAGAATTCAGCCTCCGACGAAAGTCGAACCGGCTGACCTCGACCGTCAGGTAGACACTGAGAAACCAGTAATCATCCTTGATAAAGAACCTAATGCTCCTGCAGCGTATAGCGTACCTTTCGGTACTCTGCCTGTTGGTCATTATATCAAGGGACCGCGCTTCCGCGTAATGTTCGATAGAATCATGTCCCGTAGATTCCGTGCAGACGTAAACACCCTGCTCACCTACGACATGGATATCAAACAGATCCTGGAAGATATTATCCTCAAACAAATAATGTCCGAAGAAGACCGGAAGTATTTATATGTTGTCGACTACATTGTCACGCAGGGATCACCTGCTAATGTAGATGTGGCTGCTGGTCAGGATGCTAACTCTCTGAACACCGAGATTAACGCCTGTCAAAATATTACGTACAACGGAATCACAAGAGCTAATCTTGCCGAAATGCGTAAAGGTCTGCCTACGACTAATCGTCATCTTAATCCTGCCATGGCGCTGGTTAATAACATCACTATTTGGGATGTTGTCCAACTCAGTCGCGATAACATTGGTGGAGATTTGGCTGAAGAGATGTTTGTTAACGGATTCTCACAGCAAAAAATCATGGGCTTAAATTGGATCGTCACTATCAAGACTGATCTGGTTCCGACTGGTGTAATCTATCAGTTTGCTGAGCCTAAGTATCTTGGTCGTTTCTTCGTTCTGGACGATGTTACACTGTCCACAAAGAAAGAAGACTTCATGTTGGAATTTTTTGCCTATGAATGTATTGGCGCGGCTGTGGGTAATGCTGCAGCAGTATGTCGGGCTGATTTTTCCGGAACGGCAAATCATAGCTGGGAAAATGGGGCGGTTATTTAATATAACTACTTCAGTATAAACCAAGTATGTAGATATTCAAATCCTCCTTTTGAGTAAATTCAGAAGGAGGATTTTTTTAGCTATTTTTTAAAGTTATACTTGATAAAGTCAATTATATAGGGTATATTAAGTAAAAGGAGGATTTTAAAATGAAACAAGATATGATTGAATCAATCATTAACATGTACGTGCACGAAGGAATTGGCTGCCCTAAGATAGCCAAAATATTGGGGCTTACGAATTTCATAGTCCGTAATCGTTTGTTAAAAGAGGGTATCACAATTAGGTCTAAAAAAACCGCCACGAAGTTTAGAATACCTGAGGAGGTAAAACAGAATATAATAAAAGACTATTTAGAAAATACTCTATCCGAGCCAGAATTGGTAAAGAAATATAATCTATCGAAGTCTACTTTAAATAGACGTTTAAAAGAATGGGAAAAAATAAGAAGCCATTCTGAAGCTCATAGACAGTATGCTGTGGATGAAGAGTATTTTGGTGATGTATTAAATGAAGAGAAGTTATATTTTTTAGGTCTTCTATACGCAGATGGGTGTTGTACGGGAGGAGAGATAGTATTAGGACTTATAGAAAAGGATAAACATATTTTAGATTTCTATAACAACAAACTTCACGAAGGTAAAAAACCCCTTACATATATAGCTCCTTATATTGGTAAAGAAGGATTTACCAGCAGCCCTTACTATAGATTAGTTATACATAATCAAAAACTATATAAGAAGGCTCAGGAACTAGGTGTTGTAGAGAGAAAAACATTTAAGCTTACCTTTCCAGACTGGATACCCCCAGCCCTTCAACATCATTTTATACGGGGATACATAGATGGGGACGGGTGTTTCCTTTTTTCAAAAAGGAAGGATAATCATGGTACTTATAATACGCGCATAGAGTTAATATCAACCCAGCCCTTCTGTGCTTCAGTACAGAATATACTGGAAGACAATAAAATACTTTCAAGTATAAAACCATGTAACAAAATATATAGGCTTAATATCTTCAATCGCATAAACCTAAAGCGCACCATAGAATACCTATACAAGGATGCTACTATCTATCTACCCAGAAAGAAAGAGAAGGCTGATCAGATACTGGAGTACATCGACAGTATCCCTGAGGAGTATCAGTTCGATTGTAATCACATAGAATAACGCCTTTTCAGCATGCCTGAATATGCTTAATTTATCGCGTTTTTTTGTCAGTATATACTAGAGGATTATACCTCACCTGTGAAAGTAGTAAGTTTTCCTAGTGAAAACATTAGACAGATATCACAGGGGACAATAAGTAATCTGTCGCCGTTCCTATGCTGAATTGTCTTGAAAAGCATAGGGGAACTCTTGCCTGGTGGGTTCTATCGGGTTGCCTTTAGTGAGGTATAAAAAGGGAAAGAATCTTTCCTGACACTGAGATGCCCACCTTAAAATGGGACCTCCTGGAATTTACCAATCCAGGATGCACTGTATCCCACTAAGGGAGTGCAGTATGGATGAGCGGGGAGATAGGTGCTCTGTGGTAGAGAGTGGCTCCCACTTAGAAGGATTAATCCCCTTCTTTTAGCTACTTAATAAAGCTCCCTTTCTTGGCATTATATACTAGAAATATATAACCATTAAATAAGTGGGGAATTATGATAAAGACAATAATGAGTTGGTTATTCGGGTCATCTATTGACCCTAATGAATATTATGATACTACAAACTTAAAAGGTTTCTCTAAGTCTGTAGCTACAAAAAAGAGCACAGCCCGCACAGGCAAATCAAGTCCATTAACACAGACAAGTAAACCTAAGCCAAGCACCATCGATTCAAGCAGCGTAAGCAAAACTAAAGCTAATTATTCAGTAGCTAATAGACTGGCTATGATGAATATTGCAATAGGCCAGGTTCCCGGAGAGTTATCATATATAAATGTTAAAAAAGGAACATCTATGCTTGATATCTTGATAATAGCCGAGGTACATCATTTATATACTTCGGGGGCGTTTATTTTAAAGCTTAACGGGGCTGAAGTAGATTTGGATTCTGTAGTACAGGACGGCAGCAATATATTTCTGGTAAAGAAATATGGAGCTTTTTCAAGGTCCAAACCTATAAAAAAATATAATATGAGTACTTTAGAGTGCTGGTACTGTGGCCATAAGTGGGGTAGTAAAACTGTTGTACCGCTGTCTAGATATTCAGGCCCGTGCCCATCTAGTTGTCCTGCTTGTGACACCCAGTGCTGTCCAAATTGTGGGGGTCAGATGGGTAAAGCAGTAGACGACGGTGGTGATATGGATGAGTACACAAATGGAGGATGTCATAACTGTGATTATACATGTTGTGGCGGATGTATTTAAAAAAAGGAGAAGAAGTATGATTAGAAAAGGTTACATGTTTAAGTTCGAAGATATTATTCTAAACCGAATACACAAGGTCTATGTCTACAGAGATGAACAGAGCGATGAGGTAGATAATAGATTAGCTAGTACAGACGAGCTCATAAGCATAGTCCCCATCTCAGTGGAATATGGTACCCCATTAGATGAACAGGGCTGTGAAAGTCTTGTGAAAATCATAGAAAAAAATAGAGAGATTCAGCATACCAAATTAATAGTGGAGAAGATGTCTAGGGAACTAACCACTGTCAAAAGGGAGTTGAAAACCCTTAAAAAGGGAGAGAGGAAGTATGGACAGACATAGCAAAGGAGTAGTCTGGGGAAAGATGTCCAGTGAAGAGCATAAAGAGATAATAAAAGCAGGACACGTTCAGAGATATGAGGACGATGATATAGGATGGATGATATTAATAAATGAGTCCTGGAGGGATAAGGAGAGTGTACCGGTATATCATTGGTCTGAGTACTATTTCCTGGATTATCAGGCATACTGGTCTCACAAACTTAAATTAGTATCTGACAAAGTTAAGTCTAATGCTATTATTCCTTTAGGGCTTATGTCAGACAAGGAACGCAAAGAAATAAAGAAAGAATTTAAGAAGGATTTTACGAATGTAGAAATGTATTGGGGTGGTCCTGAACAATGGTGGAGACCACATAATGCACAAACCGATGGAATCTTTCTTAATTCATATCAACCATACAGATTAAAATAAAAAGGAGAGGAAGCATGGGAGTTCAAATTCCAATGAAGGTCGGTCATTCGATAAGCTTTTGTATCGGAGATATCTGTAAAGAAGAAGTTCTCATTAACGAAGTGAATCACATAGAGGGAAACACCTCTGTGGTAGATCCACAGGTACGTGAGAACTGGCAGAAAGTTATCGACCAGTACAAGAAGGTGTACTGGAAAGACTTTCCAGAGAAGGCGGAAGAAGTATTTAACCGTCTTTTCCAGGAAGGAAGAATATTACAACGTTTTCCGGGTAAAGAACATCTTTCCGGAGAGGATTGGAAGAAGTGGGATTAATCCCACTTTTTTAGCTATAACACAATTCAGATGTAAATATATAGAATAACAACTTGAATAATAAACCTTCCATACTATATTAAATATATGTACTTATCTAACGCATTACTCGGTTATTATCATTCTTTAAGACATAAGGATGAATATAACGGACGACCTATTCAGGAGGTAAAAGACGAACTCCTGGGAATAGTGAAGAAAGATTATCCGGAAATAACACACGAGATATTAAAAGAAGTTCTATATGCTAATGTCTGGTGTGGAGATTACTGCTGCTGGGATGGAACCTTTACGGATGGTAAAGGCGAAGTAGGAGTAGTGATAGATGCTCTGGGTAAAGAATTTAATATGGCGCAGTAGACGAATTGGTAGAGTCACCAGGTTTTCATCCTGGAGTTTGCGGGTTCAAGTCCCGTCTGCGCTTCCAATTTTTAATTCGCAATATATTACAGGAGGTTTATATGAACGTTACAACAGAGGAATCTTTTAAGAAGTTTATCGGTTATTGTGAACACTGGGTGAATTATTTTAGTCTATCGGACATAGAATTTTTTTATTTTCACGAAGTGATGTCCGGTGAAGAGGCTGATGATATGGCTACATGTGTTTATGGATATTTAGATGCTGTGGCTAATGTTACTCTTAATAAAAACTGGGGGAACTCTAAGGTCACAGATGCTATGCTTAAGAACGCGGCTTTTGAGGAGATAGCACATGCTTTACTAGGCCCTATAGATGTACTTGCCAGAGATCGTACTTTTAATGAATCTATGCTGGAGTCCGAGATACATCGTGTTATACGCAGACTGTATAAGATCATACTCAAAGATAGAGCCCTCAAGAAGACTGCAACTTCTTCTTAGACAATAGTTGTAAACACTTGATAAAATAGCTATATTAATTAGATAAACCAAATTTAAATCAGGAGCAGGAAAAACATGATTGTGCAGACGAAAATTATTAATCCAACGGATAGTAAACAGCATTACAGCTGGGTTCCTAAGTACGGGCTGTATATCGCGGCTAAAGACGAAGTCATTATCGACGGAGATATTTACACCTTATCAGCCAGTGTTGTTAAGGATAGGAAATGTATCGACGAAGATATCAGGACGAAGAGGGTCGAGATTATTATGCTCACAGACCTCCAGGTCGAGAGCATCGAGGAGGCTGTCAAACCAGCCCCAAAAGTAGTGAAACCTAAACCAGCCCCGAAACCCCCTGTACCTATGTCGAGGAATATCAAAGAAGACGAAGAGCTTCCTCCCGACGAAGAGCCTACCAGAGTTACGGCACCTAAGGGTACTTTCTCAGAGATTCAGAACGAAGAACTTCCTCGTATACCTGCAGAGCCTATTAGAGATGCGGATCTATCTATCGCTCCGACTCCTATGCCGAAAGAAAAAAAATCTGATAGAAGTATTGTCGACGAAGTATTCGACATTGCTAATATCCAAAGCGACGATATTCCGAAAGACATACCCATCGAAGTAGAAGTATACAAAGAACCTGACTTTATCGACCGGGACGAGGAAATCAATATCCTCGGAAAAGGGCTGGTAGACGGAAGTATCGAAGACAACAAGTCACAAGCTCTCGATCCTTTTACAGGGGAAGTTTTAAAGAACGATCTTCCTAAAGCGGAGAGTGTCAGCGACTTTTTATGGGGCGGAGACGACGAAGATGTTGTCGACGAAAGTACATCCTCAAGTACCGAAGAAGAATCTTCTCCGTGTGCCGAATAAAATATAACCAGTATTATAAGGAATATAGAAAATGGCTTTAACTTTAGAAAGACATACAGGCGGGACTCCTTCACACGCGGCTGTCACTATTGTCAGTACGGAGATAGTTGCTAATAATCTCAACAGGGGTTATTGCCTTATTCAGAACGACAGTGCTGTTACAATGTATATTGCTCTGAATGCTCCGGCTGTTCTTAACAGCGGGATACGTCTGAACGCGGGCGGAGGCTCTTACGAGATAAACTATACGAATCTCTTTACAGGGCCTATATATGCTATTCACGGCGGAGCGGGTAATGCTAACGCCTGTATACAGGAAGGCCGTTAATCTTCTACGGAGTTACTAAATGCCTATTCTCAATCCGAATGTGGATATTTATCAGGGAGGACGGGGCTGGGGAATCTACAATTTTGTAGAGTTTATCCCACCCCCTGCGACTCAGTCTTCAAGTTCTTCCAGCAGTACGGAAGTTCTGACGACTTCTTCCAGTAACTCCAGTAGCTCAAGCTCAAGTAATTCCAGCAGCTCAAACACAAGCAGTTCCAGCAATTCAAGCTCCAGCAGCTCCAGTTCCAGCAGTTCCAGCAGCTCCAGCAGTACAGAAGCCATGACGACAAGCTCCAGCAGCTCCAGCAGTACAGAAGTAATGACGACAAGTTCTTCAAGCAGTACAGTAAACAAGTCATCAAGTTCAAGCTCTTCAAGCAGTACGGAAGAGTTAACCACCAGTTCAAGTTCAAACAGTTCAAGCAGTACGGAAGTATTAACTACAAGTTCTTCAAGTAATTCCAGTAGTTCCAGCAGTACAGAAGTATTAACCACCAGTTCGAGTTCAAGCAGTAGTTCTAACTCGTCAAGCAGTTCTTCAAGCAGTCAGAGTTCTTCAAGCAGTACAGAAGCAAGGACTACCAGTTCCAGCGACTCAAGCAGCTCCAGCGAATTCGATGCTGTTTTAGGTTTGAATGCCGGAGGATCTTTACTGATTAATGCCGGAGGTTTTCTTAAACTCAACAACGAGGATACACTAAGTACTTCCTCGGAAGATATAACCAGTTCGAGTACATCTTAATAAAAGGATATAGAAATGAGTAATACATTAGTAAAAGATATGGATTCCGAATCAACCCTCGGAAATACAGATCTGGTATATGTCTCCACAGACGAAGGGGGAGGTACCTTTCTGGATGCAAAAATGTCAGCAACCGACCTCAGGGCTAACGTTTCCCCACAACTCGGGAATGTTGTCTGGGTAACTACAGCGGGTAGCGATTCTACAGGAGACGGCACTTCGGAAAAATCATATGCGAGTATTAAATATGCATTAAGCCAGATCACGGATAACGATACAACTCATAGATATACTATTTTAGTTGGTCCCGGAGTATTTACCGAGGACAATCCTATTACATGTAAAAGTTATGTCGATATACGTGGAATAGGTGGGGCATATACTGTTAAAGTTGTTGCTCAGAATGTTAATAGTAATATTTTGAATCTGGCAGTATTAGCAAGTGTTGATGATATTACCTTCTCCGGTTGTACCGGTGCAACTGCTTTATATATGGCTGGAGCAGTAGGAGCGGCTAATATAAATAGATGTACAATTCAGGATTGCCAGACAGGTGTTGGATTAAATAGTATAACAGGTGGTATTACTTCACACGATCTTACATTTTTCACTACTCCGGTAGTTGGCTCTATTACAACAGGAGTGCATGTTCAGGCAGGAACTATTTCATTGTTCAATACGGAAGGTGTGAACACTCCGTCAATAACAACAGTTTTTAAGATAGAGGGTGCTAATTCCAGTGGTAATATCGACGGAGCATATTTAATAGCTACAGGTACAAACGGGCTGTATTGTGATAATGGATGTACATTCGGTTGCTCAAGTATGACAATCAGTGGCTTTACAAATTCAATAAGAATTGGAAGTACCGGAGCTACAGACCTTACAATATATAATTCAAAAACAGCTAACTCCGGAACGTACGATTTACTGATTGAATCCGCTACAGCTATTTTTGATGGGTGTTCTATTGAAGTGACTAGAGATAAAACATCTATAGCTAGTGGTGCAGATGTTCATACATTTGGACACGATCATTCACTGGATGCACTTAGTGTTTTACAGGATTTAAAAGTAGGACAGGACGGCATTGGAAACAAAAGTGCCTTTGGTGAAGGTGGTTCTTATAATTTTAATACAAAGGTTATTACATATAACCCTACAGGGGCTGTATACGCTGATGAAACAGACAGTGCCAACATAAACTTCCCGAGTACTCTTCAGAATGCAGCTATTTATTTCGGAGATATAGATTCCTTTCAGTTTCACGGGCTGGGATATATAATGGGTAATACGGATCTTCTGGGGGGGACACTTGTCTGGGAGTATTATGACGGGGGTCCTAACGATTGGTTGGAATTTGACATAATGCATACTATAAGTGATTATAGTGATAGAGTAGACCAGTTCACAGGTATAGATGGTACTAAATATACTTTTAGATTGGATTGTTCTTTAACTGCAGGTGTTACAGAAAGTGATGCCTCGGCTACAGGATGGGTACCAAATATTATAGATGGAGATTCAGGCTATTGGGTAAGATGTCGTGTAGCTACAGCTATTACGACTTCTATGAATTTTTCAACTGTTCGGTTTAAAGGTAACTATACAGAGATAAGAGATAACGGAACTATCTCTCATCACGGAGATGCCCGTACTTCTAAGGATAATCAAATATTACTTTTTGAGGTGGAAGGTACAGCTGCAGATACTAAAAATCTTAATATCTCAACTAATATATTACTCGTAAAGATAAAAAAGAGTTTGTTTAAAAATGGTGATCTGGATAAAATATATTTCCGTACAGCAATATTAGACGGCATGGATGTAAGTTGCGGTCTTGATTGGACTGCGAAGGTGTTTACAGATGTAGCACCTTCCGGAGCTGATCAGACAGCGAAACTACATCTAACATATGCTAAAATAAAAAATGGTGATGCATATGTTAATACTAACCCTGATTCTACCCAATTAATAACTGTTACAATACCCGACGGAAATACGTCTAATGAAATACAGACAGTAGTTGCTACAGACAGGTTGGATATCTCCGATCTAGAAGCGGGGGATGAAGTATGGGGCATGGTGTATAGAGAAGCTAATGAAGCAGGGGATGATCTGGCCGGAGATTTATCTATATCTAATGAATGGATTACTTATTCAAAATGGCAAACAGGATCAACCTACGCATAATACCCGGAGAAAGGGAATACAATGAATCCAGCCCATACCTTACCAGAAATGTATCAGAAATTCGGCTTATCAGGTGTAGTTATTCTGATAGGTATATCTCTTATACTCTTCATGGGATACGAAGTAAGTAAATATTTAATAATCCGGCTTATCGAGAGATACTGGCCCGGACTTAGACCTCGTAAGAATCCCTTGAAAGCGATATTCTTCGATAAGATGAGTGTGCTTCTGTATTACAAGATTCCCCGGTTTTCAGTTAACTGCCCCCTACGAAGAAAGATATTCACGAAGATGCTTCGGATATGTTTCGAGGTATGGCGGTCTGAGGCTCAGGAAAAGGCTGTTGTACAGGAAGTGGATAAGCTGGATTCAGAAAAGTATCTTAACTTCTGGAAAAACTTTGTATTCAACACCACAGCTAAGTGGGAAGACGAGGCTGTAAAGCAGGGAATACCTGAAATAGCTGTTTTTAAATACAGGGATATTCATCAGAAAAATCTTATAATTATAGAAAATGTAGTCGAACAGATATGTAGTTCAGTAGATGTTTATCGATCAAATGCAGAAAGAACGATTGCTATTCTTGATTTCATGGCTATATTATTAGACATGGCACTGATGGACGCTGAAAAGACAGTGATGCAGCTTAACGGTGAACTCAGTGAAATAGAATTCGAAGGAGTCAAGTGTGAAGATTGTGATAACGGCAATTGTGAACACAGGGCTGAAGTAGACTCTAATAAATAGGAGAAGCAGAATGAAGACAGTTGTACTACTCGGTGATTTACACGCGGCACATCTTGCGGGATTAACTCCCCCGGGATGGATGGTACGGGCTGAAAGATTCCCTCAAGTCAATCAGATGCAAAATGAGATGTGGAAGTACTATAAAGGGTGGGTGAAGAAATATAAGAAGCCTGATCTCCTTATATGTAATGGAGACGCATGCGACGGAAAAGGAAATAAAAGTGGAGGTAACGAATTAATAACATCAGATTTACACGAGCAGGCCGATATAGCTGTCTCTGCCCTCGAGATGTGGGACGCGGAAAAGATCGTCATGACTACAGGAACCCGGTACCACACAGCGACAGGGTCCGGCGAGGATGTGGAACAGATAATCGCAGACAAACTCGGAGCACAGATATTCGATCATGCGTTTGTTAGGATGGAAGGGCTGTTACTGGACATCAAACATTTTATAGGAAGTTCCAGTATCCCATGGGGAAGACATTCAGCAGTAGCTAGAGACCGTGTCCAGAATCTACTTTGGCAGGAACAGGACGGTCAGCCCAAGTCGGATATCTTCGTCAGATCACATTGTCACTACCATCAATACGCAGGCGGCCCGGGTTGGTTGTCAATGACTCTCCCAGCCCTACAGGCCCCCGCTACGCGCTTTGGGGCAATGATATGCTCAGGAACCGTAGACTTCGGTATTGTTGTAATGACACTGGATAATGGGAAGATTCTGGAATGGCATCCGGAGATTATAAGACTTAAAAGTTGTTTCCCGGAAGTCGTAACAGTTTAAAAAAGCATATAATCAGACTATATTAAATACAGGAGCGAAACATGAATGTCTCTGGAGGAACGTTGGATAAAAAAGTAACAACGCTGAGAATGAGTGAAGATCTCTGGAAAGAGTTCGATCAGATAGCAAAGGAAAACCCTACCGAGTCGACAGTCGTCTGGGATCCGGAAGCGGAAAAGATACTTACTAAGTATTATCCGATAACATCCACAAGGGTGGTATCGGAAATGCTGGCTAAGGTGTTTCCGGAACAGGAGTGGACAGAGTCTAAGGTCAGGGCTAAAGCCAGAAGAATGTTTCTGGAAAAGGAAGGTAAGGCATGAAATATTTAATACTTATATTACTGTTAGTCTGTGCGGGCTGTGCTACTCCCAGTAAAATTATTAGAGAGTACACAATCATAGATGGTAAGTCTTATCTAATTAAAGAAACTATAGAATATGATAACAGTACTTTTTACTCTATAAGGGTATATGGTCTTGATGTTGGTATTGACCCTACTACGAAAATACCGACAATTAGGTTTGGAGTAATTAAATATGAATCTGCCAGGATCAGTAAAGGTCAGATATATGATTCTGAATTTGGATTCAGTGATATTTCACTCATAAAAGGTGAGGGTGAAGGTTATCAATGTTTTCGTATAGAGGATACCAAGGATGCAGATTAGGGAACAGGTAAAAGAAGCTATGCTTAAGGTGGACCCGCTATTCTGGGAAACATCCGATATAGATATAATCGGAGCTTGGAATGGGATAGGTCCCGCATGGCTGTCTAATACTATACGAAAACGTATAACCTATGCTCTACAATTCTACAGACTCGTATACATTATACATGACTTTGACTTTAAATTTTGTATAGACAGATCAAGAAAATCATTTAACAAATCTAACGACAGAGCTAAAATCAATATGGCTATACTCAGGGAAACGTTGCCTTGGTATAGATTCATTAAAAGATTTATGCTTAGAAAAGCGGCGCATGTCCTTTACTACTTCTGTGATGAACACGGTTGGTCCGCATGGCAGGTCGCTAATAGATAGGTAAATATGCCTGATTACACAATTAATCCGATAGAACATAATCTCGGGGGAGTAGATACTCCTTACGAGAAATATCATTTAATGGCGTCGGAACATACTGTTGCTACCCGACTGGCTACAGCTTCCAGAGAAGGGCTTATGCCTTACGGGCTGTTTGGAACTCTGGAGCTTGTGGGTGTTCCAACACATATGACAGATCCCGGGAGCATAGGGCAACGGGCGCAGGACGAATATTATATATATTTTTATACAACCGACGGGTGGCGTAGAGCCGAAGCGGAAACTTTTTAAGGAATACCGGCAATGGCTGATTACGTTATAAATCCTAAGGAACACGATCAGGGGGGCATAAACGTCCCCTACGAGAAATATCACCAGACCCTTGCCCAGACTACTGTTTCTACACGAAGAACCACAGCGTTGCTTAACGGGCTTATGTCGCCTACTCTGGCAAAAGCTGTAGAATATACAGATGTTCCGGCATCTATGTCTACAACAGGAGAATCCGGACAACGTGCGATAAACGACGATTATCTTTATTTTTACACAGGTGCGGGCTGGCGTAGATCAGAATTAGATATATTCAGACCTTCCAGTTCTTCAACCACTTCTGTCTCAAGTTCCAGCAGTTCTACTTCATCTAATTCCAGTTCGTCTACATCCAGTAATTCAAGCAGTTCTAACAGTTCCAGCTCCAGTAGCAGCAGCCTAAGCTCTTCAAGTAGTAGTACATTAGTTATGACTACTTCCTCGAGTAGTTCAAGTTCATTTAGTTCGAGTTCATCAAGCTCAAGCTCGTCTAATTCCAGTAGTACTATGAGTGAATCATCAAGTAGCTCCAGTAGTTCAAGTTCAAGTAGCTCCAGTAGTTCGTCTTCTTTGGGAATAACATCATCATCCAGTACATTGGCCTTAACCACATCGTCTAGTTCTTCCAGTCAGTCTTCAGGACAAAGCGAATCAGAAACAAGTCTGTCTGAAAGCAGTAAATCAGAGAGTAGTGTAAACAGCACTACCAGTACTAGCAGTAGAAGCACAGCTTCCGAGAGCAGCCGTTCGGAAAGTAGTGCTTCGGAAAGCAGTAAGGGGAATAGAAGTACAAGCAGTCATTCACAGACTTCACCTTCCAGTATCAGCTCAGAGGGAATTATTACAAGTAGTAGCAGTACAAGCAGTGAAGGTGTTATTACCAGTTCCAGTTCTTCGAGTTTAAGCTCAGAACGTATTACCAGCAGTACCTCAAATATTTTTACAAGTTCAACATCCAGTTCCCAATCTTTTACATCTATTTCCAGTTCCAGTTCACGGGGAATTATAACAAGTTCAAGCTCTCAAAGTTCAACATCAGGACAAAGCGAATCAGAAACAAGTCTGTCTGAAAGCAGTAAATCAGAGAGTAGTGTAAACAGTTCAAATAGTAGTAGCAGTATAAGTACAGCATCAGAAACAAGCTTATCTGAAAGTAGTAAATCGGAGAGTAGTAAGGGGAATAGAAGTACAAGCAGTGTTAACAGTACAACCAGTGAGTCTTCATTCAGTTCATCAAGCACTCAATCCCTTACTTCTACATCCAGTTCCAGTTCACGGGGAATTATAACAAGCTCCAGCAGTTCCAGCACAGAAGTAATGACAACAAGTTCCAGTAGTTCAAGTTCCAGCAGTTCGAGTACAGAAGCTTTAACTACCAGTTCCAGCAACTCAAGTAGCTCCAGTAGTTCAAACTCTAGTAGCTCAAACAGTTCAAGTTCCAGTAGCTCCAGCAGCTCAAGCTCAAACAGCTCGAGTTCTTCTTCTCCCAGTAGCTCAAGCAGTTCAGAACGTATAACTAGTAGTACTTCTTCTCCAAGTTCCAGCAGCCCTGTCAGTCATTCTTGGGATGTAGACTATGATTTTAATGATTATGTACGTACTATTGTTATTGATGATGCAGGAAATAAGTATATTGGGGGGGTATTTACAACAGTAGATGGACTTACAAGAAATGGAGCTTGTAAGATTAATGTAGATGGTAGTATTAGTACCTGGGATCCTAACTGTAATGGCACTGTTTATGCAATAGCTATTGACGGAGGCGATATTTATCTAGGAGGTAATTTTACAACAGTAGGAGGTACTACTAGAAATAATGTTGCTAAAGTTAATAGTACGGATGGTACTCTCAACGCCTCATGGAACCCTAATTGTAACTCATCAGTTTTAACAATTATAACAAATGGAAGTTATATATACATGGGGGGTTCCTTCACTACAGTAGGGGGACTTTCTAAGCCGTATGCAATTAGTGTAAATAATACAAATGCTACTCACAATAATAGTTGGCTTCCTGAATGTAATGGTAATGTTTGGGATATGGTTATTGATGGAAGTTATATATACATGGGAGGTGTCTTCACTACAGTAAAAAGTACCACTAGAAATAGAATTGCTAAAGTTAGCATTACAGATGCTACTCTTGATGCTTCCTGGGATCCTGATTGTAGTAGTACTGTTTATGCAATAGCTATTGATGGATCAGATTTTTATCTAGGGGGTCAGTTCACTTCAGTAGGAGGAACAACTAGAAATTATGCGGCTAAAGTTAATAATACAGACGGAGCAGTTGATGCTACGTGGGATCCTGATTGTAATAGTTATGTCTCTTCAGCAGGGGTTGATGGAGATAGCATATACTTAGGAGGTTATTTCACTACAGTAGGAGGTACTACTAGAAATTATATTGCTAAAGTAAATAATACGGATGGGACTGCTGAGGGCTCATGGAATCCTAATTGTAATAATTATGTGTATACACTAGCCCTGGATAGTATATATGTTTATTTGGGAGGTGCCTTCACTACAGTAGGGGGAGAGAATAAATCTTATTATGTGGCTGTTACTAAGGATAATGCAAGCTCTAGTAGTACAGAAGTCTTAACAACAAGTAGTAGCTCCAGCTCAGTAGCTCTTACAACAAGCTCAAGTAGTAGTTCCAGTACGGAAGTATTAACGACAAGCTCCAGCTCCAGCTCCAGTACAGAGGCATTACCGACAAGCTCAAGCTCCAGCCCCAGTACAGAAGTATTAACAACAAGCTCCAGCTCCTCAGAACGTATAACAAGTAGTACTTCAGAACGTATAACAAGTAGTACTTCAGAACGTATAACAAGTAGTACTTCAAGTGATCACTGGATGGGGGATTATAATTTTAATGGGTCTGTATATACTATTGTTGTTGACGCAGACGGTGGAAAATATGTTGGAGGTGCATTTACATCAGTAGAGGGAATTACAAGAAATAAAGCATGTTATATCGAGCCTGATGGGAGTATAGGCTCCTGGAATCCTAATATTGGTAGTACTGTTTATGCTATGATAATAGCTAGTGGGAATATATATATAGGAGGTGCTTTTTCCAGCGCTGGGGGGGTTTCACACTCCAAGGTTTGTAAAGTTAATACAACAGGGTCAGTTTCTTTATGGAATCCAGGCAGTGTTAATAGCACTGTCTATACCTTAGCATATGATGGTTACTTGCAAATTGGAGGTAGTTTTACCTATATTGACGGCACTTACAGAGCAAGAGCAGCTGAACTAAATATTTCTACAGCGACTCTGGGTAGTTGGGACCCTGAATGTAATGGTACTGTTAAATCTATTGTGCGCGATGGGTCTGATTTTTATATAGGGGGTGAGTTCACTACAGTAGGAGTAACTGCTAGAAATAATGTTGCTAAAGTTAATAATACGGATGGTACTGCAGATGGTTCATGGGATCCTGATTGTAATGATGAGGTGCGTGACATTGAAGTAGATGGGTCTGATATTTATCTAGGGGGTGATTTTACTACAGTAGGAGTAACTGCTAGAAATAGAGGGGCTAAAGTTAATAATACAGACGGAGCAGTTGATGCTACGTGGGATCCTGATTGTAATAGTGTTGTTTATGATATTGAAATAGACGGAAGTGATATTTATCTAGGAGGTAGTTTTACAACAGTAGGAGGTACTACTAGAAACAGAGTATCCAGGGTTAACAATACAGATGCTACTCTTAGTAGTTGGAATCCTAATTGTAATAGTGTTGTCTTTTCAATAGCATCAGATGAAGGACATGTTTATTTAGGAGGTGCTTTTACTGAAGTAGGAGGAGAACCTAGAAAACGATATGCAGTTATAGATAATGAACATTCAAGCTCCGGCACAGAAGTTATGACAACAAGTTCCAGTTCAGAAGAGTTAACTACAAGCTCTAGCTCTTTAAGTAGTTCAGAAGCTTTAACTACAAGCTCTAGCTCTTCAAGTAGTTCAGAAGAGTTAACTACAAGCTCTAGCTCTTTAAGTAGTTCAGAAGAGTTAACTACAAGCTCTAGCTCTTTAAGTAGTTCAAGTTCCCTAAGTTCAAGTAGTACAAGTTCCCCAAGCTCAAGTAGTACCTCAGACACAATATCCAGCAGTACTACCTCGGCGGGTATAACAAGCAGTAGTACACTAGAGGAACTACCTTTCTGGGATGACTTCCAGGACGGAACATTAGATAAATGGGATATCATCGGTAGTGGAACAGAACCGTCTGTAGTTAATTTAAGTGGAGATTATGTTGCCTATTTACAATCACAGGATAAAGACATCTTAGCAACTTTTGAGACAGTTAGTTCTAGTGTTATTATTGATCTTAAGATGTATATGAGTAATGACGATCCTAGTAGTGCGAGAGCAATTATACTCGGTCCGGGTAGCGACATAATAGCAAGTATTTATTTAAATTATGTCGCAGGTGTGAAAAAAATGTTTATTTTAGCTACTGAGGTAATGGATATTTCAGTTACAACATGGTATTCTATAAAACTTTATGATTTTGATTTTAGCGCATATACTTTTAAATTAAAAGTTAATGGAGACTATAAAGACACCTATTCTTTTGAAAATAATGTTATTGGAGTAAATGCAATACAGTTATATGATAGCTCAATAAATAATGACACATACGGATATTATAATGATATTTATGTTCAGGGAATTCAAGATAGCAGTTCTTCCAGTAGCTCTTCCTCAGAACGTATAACAAGTAGTACTTCGGAACGTATAACAAGCAGTAGTACTTCCTCGGAAGGTATAACAAGTAGCAGTACCTCAGAAGGTATAACAAGTAGTACCTCAGACACAATATCCAGTTCTTCGGAAGGTATAACAAGCAGTAGTACTTCTTCGGAAGGTATAACAAGCAGTACAAGCTCGGAACGTATAACAAGTAGTAGCTCGGAACGTATAACAAGCAGTACTTCAGAACGTATAACAAGCAGTAGTACTTCAGAAGGTATAACAAGTAGCTCAAGCACACTAGAAGATTTACCTTTTTATGATGATTTTCAGGATGGTACATTTGATAAATGGGATATTACCGGAGCTGGTGACACCCCCATCATAGTTAATTTGGATGGGGATTATGTTGCTCGTTTAATGCCTGATGATAACGAGGCTAATGTATTTTTTGATACATTGGATACCAATGTTATTATTGATTTTAAAATGTATATGAGTAATACTGATCCGAATAGTGCACAAGCATATCTGTTAGGTCCAGATGCCGAAATAATTGCAGTTATTCATTTAAATTATATTGATGGTGTTAAAAAAATGGTTGCAAATTTTGATGACGTAATGACTATTTCCGTAATAACATGGTATTCTATAAGACTTTATGATTTTGATTTCGAGGCATATACTTTTAAAGTAAAAGTTGACGGGGTTTATAAGAATACTGTTTCTTTCCAGCATAATGTTGGTGGAATAAATTCATTGCATATAGCTAATGGTTCATCTGATAACACTGCATACGGATATTATGATGATATTTATATTCAGGGAACCGGAGTCAGAAGCAGCACCTCAGAACGTATAACAAGCAGCACCTCAGAACGTATAACAAGCAGTAGTACTTCTTCAGAAGATATAACTTAAATAACATAATCAGAAACAATTTAATGCGATTCTTGAAAGAAGAGGACTTACAGCCAATATTAATAGAAGGCTGTTAATAACATAAAAGTCTACCATGGTAGAAAATTAAAATGGCTATAAACTTTAAATTACATAAACAAGGCGGATTAAAAGCCGAAAGAGGACATCTCTCTAAGAACAACTGGGAGAGAGTTCGCAGACGGGCTACTTCCAGTTTAGACGGGTATATGGATGCGGAACAATACCGTAGATGTACTCAGGTGGACCCCCCTGCCTATTTCGATTCAACAGGTCTGCCGGGACAATGGGCTTTAACAACTGGATATTATTACGAGTGTGTAAACACTGATTCATGGAGAAAGCTTAAACTTAATAAATTTTATGAGATGAGTAGTTCCAGCAGTACAGAAGTATTAACAACAAGTTCGAGTAACTCAAGCTCTTCTTCAAGTAGTTCTTCAAGTTCCAGCAATTCAAGTTCCAGCAGTTCAAGCTCCAGCAGTTCCAATAGTTCAAGTTCAAGCTCTAACAGCTCCAGCTCTAGCTCCAGCAGCTCTAGCTCCAGCAGTTCTAGTAGTAGTTCCAATCCTTTAAGTACTAGCTCCAGTAGCTCGAATAGTTCTTCAAGTTCAAGCAGTTCAAGTAGTTCAAGCAGTTCAAGCAGTTCATTAGGAATAACAAGTTCAAGCAGTTCAAGCAGTTCAAGTAGTTCAAGCAGTTCATTAGGAATAACAAGTTCAAGCAGTTCAAGCAGTTCATTAGGAATAACAAGTTCAAGCAGTTCAAGCAGTTCATTAGGAATAACAAGTTCAAGCAGTTCATTAGGAATAACAAGTTCAAGCAGTTCATTAGGAATAACAAGTTCAAGTTCCAGTAGCTCCAGCACCAGTTCTGAAAGAATCACAAGTAGTACAAGCAGTTCAAGTTCCAGTACCAGTTCAGAAGGATTCTCAGCCAGTGAAAGTAGCTCAAGCACTCCTTCCTCGGAACGTATAACAAGTAGTACTTCCTCGGAAGGTATAACAAGCAGTACTTCCTCGGAAGGTTTAACAAGTAGTAGTTCTCCTGCTGATGATACATGGACTGCTAATAATCTAACACTTCAACCATTTGATTCAAGTTTAGTGACATATTGGAATCTTGAAGATGTAGAGGATTCTTTTGCTTCTCATACATTAACAAATAATAGTTCTGTATCTTTTGCAAATGCTGGGATTCATGATAATTGTGCTACAACCTCCGGGGCAAATTGGTTATCAGTAGCTAATCATGCAGATTTTCAATTTGGAACTGGTGATTTTGCTATTAGTATATGGATTCACCCAGAATCAACAGCAAATGGTAATTTCTTTTTAGGAATAACTAATACCAATGAGCTTGGTTTGCTTTGTTTTGTTGAAAATACCACTTTAAAATGCTTTCTTGGTAATGGAACTTGGGCCCAGGGAAGCGCAGTAAGTGCAGTTACTCAAAATGTATGGAATCACTTAATGTTGTACAGAGAATCTGGAACCTATAAAGTAAGGGTTAACGATGTTGAAAAAATATCGTTTGTTTTTGGTGGAGCATTTGACGACACAGATGCTCCTTTAACTTTAGGTAAGTGGGATTTTACATCTGAATATTTTACAGGTAAAATAGACGAAGTGTCGATATGGAAAGGAAGCCCGCTTGATACTAATTCACATACAGCCCTATATAACTCAGGAACAGGTTCCTACTATAAAGGTCCTGCTTACAGTTCTAGCTCTTCTTCGGAAGGTATAACAAGTAGTAGTAGTTCTTCGGAAGGTATAACAAGTAGTAGTAGTTCTTCGGAAGGTATAACAAGTAGTAGTTCTCCTGCTGATGATACATGGACGGCTAACGATGCTATACTTAGACCGCTGGATAGTGATATGGTAGCGTATTGGAAAGCTGAAGATTTAACTGATTCTGTTAATAGTCATACGCTTACGAATGTCAATTCAACTACATTTACCGCAGGGAAACATAATAATGCATTCACACTAAACGGCTCAACACAATATCTATACACCGCAGATGCCGCAGACCTACGATTCGGAACTGGGGATTTTACCATTTCAACATGGTTCTATATGGATGAATTGCCTACAGCAGACCCTTACAGCGCATATATCTCTGGAATTTATAACAAATGGTATAATGATGCAACTAATGAAAATGGATATGCTTTATTAATTATCAATGGTAATACTACGCCAGTCATGTCATTTTCTTATTATAATGCTGGATTTGTCGGTGTTTCATCATCAACTGAAATATTAGTTGATACGTGGTATCATACTGTAGTGACGAGGGTCTCAGGGACAATTACTATTTATGTCAATGCGGTAGCAGGCAGTAGTCCACTAAGTTTTTCAGGTAATTTGGGGGATAGTGGCAGAGCTTTTGAATTGGGAACACAGTATGTATCAAACACTAGAAGCAGATTGTTAAATGGGCAAATAGACCAGCTCTCTATTCACAAGGGGCATGGAATGTCCTTAACAGAAGTACAAGCATTATATAATTCTAATACAGGTTCCTACTATAAAGGTCCTGCTTACAGTTCTAGCTCTTCCTCAGAAGAAATAACAAGTAGCACTTCTAGCAGTTCAGAAGGTATAACAAGCAGTACTTCAAGTACCTCGGAAGGTATAACAAGCAGTTCCATCTCAAGCGACAATCCAGAGTCGCAACATTGGACAGCTAATGGAAATATTCTAGGTAGATTAAATGATGACATGGTAGCATACTGGAAAGCTGAGGATATAGAGGATTCGATTAATAGCCATACACTTACAAATGTTGGGTCTGCAACATACACATCAGGAAAACATAATAATGCATTTACATTGAATGGCAGCAGTCAATATTTGAATGTTGCGTCAAGCGGCTTATTACCAGGAACCGGTGATTTCACTTACTCGTTTTGGGTATATCCAACAGTAAATGCTACAGTAATCATGTTTGCAACTGATTCAGCTTCTTACGGTGGGTTTTATATAGCAATGGTGGCTTTAAAAATTGAAGTTGCCACATCTGCCGCCGCATCAGCACCTTGGCACACTGTTACAAGTACAGGATCAGTAACGCTAAGTGCATGGAACCATGTTGTATTGACCAGAATAGGGTCAACTCTTTACTTATATTTAAATAATTCTAGCGATTCTATTTCCGACTCTGATAATATTACAACTGCAAAAGACCTTTATATTGGAGCCAACCCCGGTGGTAATAATGTGACTGGTCAAATGGACGAAGTAGGCGCATGGATAGGACACGGCATGTCACAAGCAGAAGTTCAAGCACTTTATAATTCCGCAACCGGTGCATACTGGATAGACCATGCTATAAGTAGCTCTTCTTCAGAAGAAATAACAAGCAGTACTTCAGACACAATATCCAGTTCCACTATAACTTAACTAACTTAATTGGAGAACTTCAGGAGGCTCGTAGACTGTAATGGAAAGAGGAATTGTTTTTTATATAGCGGGATTTGGAATCAACTATCTTATTCCAACAGCCCTTCTAACCTTAAGAAGGCACTACAAGGGCCCCATCTGTTTTATAACAGACCCTGGCTTCTCACCTATTATCACAGCCCGGATAAACGAGCTCCCCGATACATTCTGTATAGAGGACGAGCTAAGGCACGGGCTGGGTCTTAAACGTATAGACCTGTGGTGCAGGAAAGCTTACCACCACATAGACCAGTATCCTTTCGATGTAAACCTGTATTACGATCTCGACCATATCTGGATGTCTGAATTCGATTATTCTATATTTGACCTTATAGAGAAGCACGGGCTGGTATGCACTTCCGCTAACAATACTCCGGGACAATGCAGTAGAAAGAAAAGAGAGGCTGAGAAATGTATAGGGGAGAAACTGCCTTTCTTCCACGCTATCAACGGAGGGTGCGCGGGGGCTGTAAAGAAATCCGATCAGGCGTATATGTGGACGGATAT